CACTTACAAGAGATGAAGTTCCTAGCTGGCCTTGGTTTGTAATAGAAACGAAGTCCTGGTCTGTAAAGGGTACGCCTTCCCTAATGTAAAGCGTTGCGCTCGTCACGTCTACACTTCGAAGAACTCCCCCATATTCCTCATCGGTAAGGGGTGCGCCTAAAGATATAACAGAGGACGCTTCTACTACTGAGGAAGCTCCTTGACCTACTTGAAAATGATTTATTTGGTAGGAAGAGATATCACATTCATCCCTAACATTGGATTGACTTACTGGACCACTTGAGGGCATAAGGCCCACTCCTTCCGTTAAAAGATTAAAATTCATTATCCTTGTAACTCCGCGCATTTCCTCTTCGCGCCGTTTGAATCTTCCCAATCCATATCTAGGTCCTTGAGCATTTTATCTAAAGTACCTTTAATGGACCCCTTCCAATTCCTGGGATGTAAGTCACACCAACCACCTGTAGGAGGGGTTGCTCCGCCGTTAGGGCATCTCCTGGCATACTCCGCATCGCCTAAAAGACCATTCGCCCACCCTGGGGGCGCACATACAGTAGAACTAACACCAAGACTTGCGGGTGTTGCGGTAGCCGTGGTCGCGCAATCCTCTGATTCGAATACCCTTCCTACGAAGCTCCCCCAAGTGAATAAGCAATCATCCCCCGTATCACCAAGCCCAGGGTCAACATTGGCACCCTCCTTGCATTTTCCTGCAGAATCGCTTCTCCTCCAAGTTATACTATAAGTACCCTTCCTACGGTCTCCGTCCATTTCCGTAGACACGTCATCATAATACTCAGCCTCTTCTTCCTCACAACCTACACCGTAAAGCACCTCTAAAGACGTACTCATTACTGAAGCGCTTGAGGTGTTGTCCCAATCGCTATAAACAGTAACAGTTAGACGCTGATTGCAATAACATAGAGTTTTAGAGGGATTGCCTGATGCTTCGAAGCTATCTCCGCTCGTAACATCGGTCCCTTCGGATTGACCTATTAGAGTTCCAGGAAAACTTATGTCTATAATATCTTTAAATTCCATTAGTTATTAACTCCCGCAGCAATCTTTAAATACAGGCTTCGCTACATTTCCTCCGAAAGAATAATCACCTATAATAGCATTTTGAACCAATACTATGGTCAAACCTGCCTGAGCGGGGTCGCTCATGTCTCCAGAAGGTACAGTACCAGTAACCGTATAAGTTTTTATATTCTTAGTATCAGGACACGGCCACTTGCAGCACCCTGCTTTTTTCCATATATAATCACTAAACCGCATTATCCCTCCTACGGTCCACGTACTATTCATTGTGCTATTCCAACTGAAGGGGCCGCTCTGGCCTATCACTTCATCGCAAGTCATCATATGTGGCCCATGGACCCACCCGTCTGGGTTGACGTCTCTTTTACCCTCGCACCACACATGCAAGCACTTGGTGGTGGCTCCAACTTGTATTGTACCCGTGTAAGTCTGTGAAGTACGGCTAGCAGCCTTAAAAGTGAGAGAGCCTGTTATAGATAGGACGTGAGCGCAACAGTTTTCCCTTGTACCGTCCGCAGCAGCAGCAGCAGCCGCAAAAGATTCTGACCAGTCCGCTGATTCACGGAGTTGGTTCTCGGTCCCTTCTGGGACAATAGAAGGTCTGGGACCATAACGCTGGAAGTCGGGTAGGCACGAACTCGTCGAGGGGGTTAGGTTATAACATCCAGACGCCGTCATAAACTGAGCAATACTCTGTCCGAGTCCGCTTGTAATGACGTTATGGTCATCGAACAGTACGGTCTCTTCACCTGTCTTGTTATCTATCTTGATAACCTCTAGATGTCCTGTGAGTTTTAGTTTTTCGTTGAAGTCCATTATGTATGCGTGCGCTCCCGCCCTGCACTCGCGCTCTTATTATCTAGGGTAGATACAAAAAAAGCCATGATGAGTATTAACCCACCATGGCTCAAATTAAAAAAGTAAGGTCAGTCTTCTTTTACATCGCACTTGTCGCACTCGGTTTCAGTAATAGCACCTTCGACCATACCATAGACACCTTTAACGGTGGGAGCTACAAGCTCAACCGTTTCAACGACAGCGTTTTCGGCTACACCGTAAACCCCTTGAACGACATCCGAAGGAATGGCATAAACAGAACCCAAAACGGGAACGCTACGCACACTACCATCAACTTCCGAAAGGCTAGATTTAGTACCGTCAATTGCACGGCAGCCGACAAGTCCACCTAGGACAAAGAGACCCAAAAGAGAGCCGAGAATGAACCAAACTAGTTGGCTCCAATTTGCAAGCAAGCTTGCTTTGATTTTAGTTAGAATTTGTTTCCACATAGTTATATATAATAGGCAATCGAGTACAGAAATGACCCGCTAAGTTCTATTATGTAGTGCATGTCCCTCGGTAAGCCCCGTCAAAACTAAAAACAATGAGCAATTTCGAACCCACAGGCTTAGGCCATCAAATATTTATGGAGAAGTACGCCTTCCCTGGTGAACAAACATGGAAGGAGTGTGCCAAGAGAGTCGCTTCCCACGCAGCAGGCGCGGAGGGGGACGAAAAGAGAGTCTCTATAGAGAAGAAGTTCTACGATTCTATTCGTTCAGGGGACTTCTGCCCTGGTGGTCGCATCCTTTTCGGGTCGGGACGCTCTCATCAGAACCTCCTTAACTGTTATGTGCTGGACCCTAAGGATTCAGTAGACAGTATTGGTAAGACTATATCCGACATGTATAGAATCTCATGCGGAGGTGGGGGTATCGGCTTCAACTTTAGTAATATTAGACCTAAAGGAAACGACATTGGGAACATTAAGAACAGCGCCCCAGGTTCTATCTCCGTTATGCGTATGATTAACGAGATTGGAAACCATGTACGCGCAGGTAAGAACCGCCGTACTGCTTTAATGTCCATCCTAAACATCACTCATCCTGATTTTCTAGAGTTCCTTGACGTAAAGTTAGACCGTCATGAGCTTACAAACTTCAACATTTCGGTTGCTATAACCAAAACTTTCGTTGAAGCGGTGGAAAATGATGCGGAGTGGTACTTTACATGGGGTGGACGTCACCAAAAATTCTATCAATATGAAGTAGACCGTATTTCCGAGGAAGGTAATGACAAGGTTAAAGTGGTTGCTTTTGACGAAGAGGACGCGATTGGACGCGCAGCTATGTTTTACAAGAAGCATTTCAACGATTCCTTTGAAAATTCAGTAAAAATCTACATTTCAGCTAAAGATTTGTGGGGTCGTATCGTTGAAAATGCAATTGAATCGGGCGAACCTGGAATTTTTAACATTGATTTTGCAAATGAGTTCACAAATGTCTCGTATTTCGAGTACATGCCATCAACAAACCCATGCGGGGAGGAAGTTTTACCAAATTATGGTAATTGTTGTCTCGGTCACGTCAATCTTTCCAATATGGTGTCGGATGAAGGCACAGTTGACTGGAAAAAGTTGGCTAGAACAGTACGTTTAGGTGTAAGATTCTTAGATAACATACTTTCGGTTAATCACTTCCCAATTACGGAGTGCAAAGACGCTGGATTGAAGTCTAGACGAATCGGTTTGGGTATTACGGGGCTTCACTACTTCTTAATCAAGGCTGGTTACCGTTATGGTTCGGATAATTGCCTTGAATTCCTTGAAAGGTTGTTTGGAACCATTCGAAATGAAGCCTACAAAGCGTCTTGCGAGATAGGAGATGAGAAAGGCTCGTTCCCTGCTTATGACTGGACCCAATTAAAAGATGAAAAATACTTCCAAACACTCCCCTCCCGACTTCGTAACGATATCAGGAGTAAAGGGCTTCGTAATGCTGTGCTACTTACTGTTGCTCCTACTGGTACAATTAGTATGGTTCTCGGTACTAGCACTGGTCTTGAGCCTATCTTCGCTCCTGTGTATAAGCGCAAATGGCGTACAGGCACTGATGGGGTATGGAATGAAGCGTTTGTCGTGGACGCGCTCTTCAAAAAGCTCTACTTGGATGGACGGGACCTCAATCACTGTGTTGGAGCATATGATGTTAGTCCAGAGGAACACATCAAAGTACAAGCAGTCGTACAGTCGTTCATTGATTCGGCTGTTTCAAAAACATGTAACTTGCCTAACAATTATAAAGCAACGGAAGAGGTCAAAGGACAGCTTGCAGAATACGCAAACGAGTTGAAAGGGTTCACCTTTTACCGTGCGGGGTCCAGAGGTAACGAGCCTCTAACCGCCGTGGACTGGACTTCGATTAACCTGGACAAGCTTATCAGGGAAGGGAAGTATGAAGAACGGTCAGATGGGATTGATACTTGCAGAGATGGAGTATGCGAACTCTAATTTTAAGTAATTTTTCAATTAAAACCTGAAAAATTACCTATAATATAATATGAATAAAATTATTTTAACCTTGTTCTTACTGCTAGGTGCTACCGCCCCAGCACTCGCTGATGTTATTACCGTAGACGGTACTATCATTGATGGTCAAACTTTTACGAGTACCCTCTCTGTGAAAGCTCACGATGTTATTATTCGAAACTGTACTATTGATATGGCTTGGGATGGTTCCGATGGATGGTACGGTATCTCCAATGTGTATTATGACTCCAATGGGAACCCTCGCTCAACTAATCTCTTGATTGAGAACTGTACTGTTCGAGGTGGAACTACTGGAATCTATGTCCACCATGCTAGAGTCATGTTTAATGATATTACCGATGTGGGCTCTGATGCTATGAAATGTAGTACTAGAGGCAATGCCCGCTTTATTGGAAATCATACTGCTCGTCTTGGTTTAATTCCTGGTTCTCATGCAGACGGTCTTCAACTGGTTGGAGGCTCTAATGTTTTGATTGCTTACAATCACTTCGACATCCCCATCAGTCATGCGGATAGCGGTCCTTGGGGCAGCAACGCTGGTTGCATGATTCATGATGGAAGCGCTGATATCTCACGCATCTTCATCTTTGGCAACCTATTTGATGGTGGAAACTTTTCCATCTTCCTTACTCACAAGAACGGCTCCCCTTGGCAAGCTCCTACCATGTGCCGCGTGAATAACAATACCTTTACCGATGATTACCGCTTTGGTCCTTTTTCTTGGGACTACGACCCCCTGATTCAGGTCAACGGAAACCGTTGGGCTGATGGAAGCCTTATGGATTACGGTCAATGGGACATCAACACTTGGGATGACTGGCCCAATCAATGAGGAAAACACTATGAAGAAACTTATTTTAACTACCCTCTTACTGCTAGGTGCTACCGCGCCAGCAATCGCTGATGTTATTACCGTAGACGGTACTATCATTGACGGACAAGCTTTTACGAGTCAACTCTCTGTGAAAGCTCACGATGTTATCGTTAGAAACTGTACCTTCTTGCTTCCTATCAACGCAGGGTCTTATGGGCTTTCTAATGTCTATTATGATTCTAATAGTCAGCCCCGCTCTACTAATCTGTTGGTTGAGAACTGTACCTTTAGAGGTTCCAATTCTTCCGCTGTATATGTACAGTACGCTAGAGTCATCGGTAATGATATTCAGGAGTGTGGAGCAGACGCAATTAAAATCTCTACCAAAGGGCATTGTCGAATTATAGGTAATTATATTGCCCGTATTGGCAGGAATTCGGGTTCCCATGCTGACGGACTGCAAATGACAGGAGGTTCGGATGTTATGATTGCTTATAACCACTTTGATATGCCTGTTAGCTTTGCAGACGCGAATGGGTATAACAGTAATGCCTGTATTATAATACAAACACAATTAGCACCCGTTGAGCGGATTTTGATTTGGGGCAACCATTTTCAAGGAGGTAACTATACTGTATATATTACAGAACACGCATCTGGGGGCATTCCTAGCCCCACTAGGATTAGGTTCAATGATAATACTTTTGGAACCGATTTTCGTTTTGGTGTTCTTCAATGGGACTATGACCCTTGGATTCAGGTCAACGGAAATGTGTGGGATGATGGAACTTTTATGGACATCAACACTTGGGATGACTGGCCCAACCAGTAATTAAAACTTATGAAGAAGTATCTAACAGAGAAAAATCTCTTGTGGGCTATTTTGGCTGTGTTAACAGTCGTTAGTGTCCTACAAGTAAAGCATATTTGTGACAGCATTTGTGCCCCTATACCCGTAAAAGGAAAATAATACTATGAAAAATTTACTAACAGAGAAGAACTTTATGTGGCTCGCAATCATTGCGTGTGCCGTCCTTAGCTTTACCAAGCCCTTCAACAAAGGAAGGCAGAGTGAGTGTAAACGCATGACCCCCAACCAAAGCCATTGGGACCAGGAGGAGCGAGGTATGAAAATTGAGCGACAGAAGCGCATGAAACAGCGGGGTAACAGGAACCTCTCCCCTGAGCAGCGTAAGGCTGCAAAGGAATTGAGTGAGCTAAGTGAACCAGACATGATGGAGTTTTACCGCTCGCAAGAGTCTAATGAGCATACGAAAGCTAATGAGCCTCGCTTCGGAGCGCACGATTTCTTTCTAGGTCAAGATGCCAAACTATGGGACAAGTGAGTTTCCAATGCATGAATATTTTATTATTTACCTTGCAAAGGAAATGCGACCTGACCTAGTAAAGGATGGGTTTCTACCCACCAAACTACAACAGTATCTTTTAAATATAGAGAACTATGCGGGTAAGTCGGAGGGGTCAATCCAATCTAGACAGGTTGTAGCTCTTGCTTTAGCTACGTGGGACCAATTTGAGGAAAAGTTATGAAACTTAGAAATAAAAGAAATAAAAAAGAAGTGACAGCAGGTAAAATACTTGAAGCCCTTGTATTTGTACTTTTATCTCTTGCAGGTTTTATTGCTTTAGCAAAACTAATTGGTTAAATGGCTACTCAAGAAGATTTAGACTTAGCTTACATGGACATGGCGTGGAGATGGGGTAAACTCTCCCACGCTACCCGCAAACAAGTGGGCGCGTTAGTCGTAAAAGACAATCAGATTATATCTGATGGATTCAATGGGACGCCTAAGGGCTTCTCTAACAGGTGCGAAGGGAGAGACGGCCAAACACTCCCAGAGGTACTCCACGCCGAATCTAACGCCCTTACAAAGCTTGCACGGGGGACTCAGAGTAGTGACACCGCCACACTATATGTCACACTCTCCCCCTGCTTTCAATGCGCGAAGCTAATTATCCAATCAGGGATTAAACGCGTCGTGTGCGGTGAAAAGTACTCCGACCAGAGTGGAGTTCATTTTCTAAAAGAGTGTGACGTAATTGTAGAGTTCTGTGAAGACCTTATCGTAGACTAGTCATCAAGCACTTTGGGAATGATTATACTAGGATTTTCCATCTTAAACCTGAGAACCCAGTTTTCCATCTCAGTCTTAGTGAATTCTTTCTCTAATTCAAGTTCGATTGCTTGAAGCTTGAAATCAATTGCAATCAGGGTGGAGTTAATCCAAATTACCCCAGCGCAGATAGCAGCGACAAGACTCATGGGTAGTAGAGTTTTCTGCGAGATAGTGGATTTTGGTTCTGAGGCAGGCATAATAGGCGTTCCTAAAAATATATAGGGTGTTCCTCTATAAAAACCACTAGTTATTCGTAAGTAGCAGCTAAGCCTTCAAGTACCAAAATATCGTTTATGGTATCCCTCTCAGATTTAACTCGGAGAGCCCCTAAGACGCGTCCATACTTACCGATACCGTGACATATTAGCTCTGCCTTCATATCATTCTTTTCAAGAAGTTCTATTACTCGGTTTTTGCAGATAATGCCACGCGCCTTCTCTTCTAGGTTTCTCGTACGTGTCTCAGGAGCATCTATCCCCGAAAAACGTATACGTTTCTTAGTCCATATTTTAAACCCTAAATCCACCATTGCGTCAACAGTGTCCCCGTCAAGCACGCGTAATACTTCAATATAATATTTATACATAGTAAAATATTTAGGGACCCTGACTATTATAGTGTAAGAGATGGGTGCTTAAACGCCCCGACCCCCCTACCTAAACACAACATGACCGATAACAATTACGCCCACAATTCTAACAAATTAGACTCCAAGATAGACTCTTTTTATAGGGCTTATATGGAAGAACACCCCTACGCGAGGGGCTTGGACCACCCCCCTGGAGGTCCCGCATTTGAGGCTAAGTCCAAGGATGCTGAGGAAGTGAGTTTGCCTACTACGGCTCCTCTTAGGAAGAGGGAGTGGAAGTTCGACACCCCCCTCCCCGCAGACGAAGTAAAGAGTGTACCTAAATTCGACCCTGTGCGTCAGGTGGGAAGGGTTAATCCCAGGAGTGCTTTCGTCCCTGAAGGTAGTATTGACGCTGATGCGGTTAATCACCCAGACCATTACATTCCTCCTGACCCTGGGCCTTATGATAATGATACAGTAAAAAAGGATATGGTTAATAGCCCAGGACATTATACCGAAGGAAACCTGGAAGCTATTGATGTTCTTGCTGCAAAGCTAACCCCAGACCAGTACCAAGGTTATCTTCAAGGCTCAGTTCTGAAGTATGTTCTTCGGAGTAATTATAAAGGTAAGAGGAGCGAAGATATGAAAAAGGCGCAATGGTACTTGAATACCTTAGTAGAGGCCGATAGCCTAAATGAGGGGGAGTAATACTATGAAAGATAACAAAAAAATGACTGACGATGAGATAGAGGACCTCGTTAAGAAGACTATGGATGAGGTGATGGCTGCTATTACCCCTGGGTTAGAGGCTAAACATACTGAGTACATGGAGAAGCGAGCTAAGGAGAGGGCTGAGGCTGAGAAGGCTGAGGCTGAACTTGAGGAAGATGATGAAGATGATGAAGTTTGAGCTACTATTAACCGCTGCTTTACTCACAGGATGTGGGGGAACCAGCGTCCCTTCAGACGGCCCTGGCGACCCTCCTGCTGACCCTGAATATGACTACACGGAGGTGGAGCCCAATAACACGCTTAAGACAGCACAGTTCCTTACAGTCCTCCCTGATTCAAACTCCCAAAGTAACCTCCTAGGTGATTTTAATAATTCGGCTGAAGATATTGATTGCTACGCATTCTTCTTGAACCCTCCAATAGGAGCCGAGTCTACATTATTTAATTTCACGGTAGAGACAGACGCAAGCATCACCCCAAGAGTTAAACTATGGCAGACTGTAGTAGATGACACAGGTATCATCACAGGACATCAACTCCTAGGGACATGGGTATCAAGTGATGGAACCGTAGTTGCCTTAGATGTAGAGATTCCCTATGATGCGTTCTATAACAATGACCTGATTATGGAGATTGACCCTCTTAGTTGGTCATCACCTTTAAGTGGGACATATATATTAAATTTCTGGAGTAACTAAAATGGATACCACACAACTAAAAGAAAAACACGCTAAACTTGAGAAGCTGTTAAAATCCCAAGAGGATGGGCACGCAACCAAGTTTATTCACATCGCCTCAGAAGGGGCTTACAGAGCTTCGCGCGAGAGGATTGCAGCCACTTACCAACAACTATCTGATGTTGGGGAACAATTAGGCATCTTACATCCTGTAAGGATGCGCTAGACTTTCGAGTAACTAAACATGAATATTAAAGAATTAGCATTAGTATGTGGCATTGCAGGGGTTATCCCCTTCGCTACTAGTAACTTCTCCCAGAACCCAGATGGGTTTATCCCTATGTGGTCAGAGCAGAAGGGTAAAGGGTATGAGACTACCCTTCTCAATACTCGCCAAATTATTAGCATTACACCTATTTTTGACCCTTCTCTAGTACTGTCTAGGGTGCGTAACCCCAAATCTGAATACTTAGATGTTACCTTCTCCGATGGTACAAGGCTAACTGTTGATGAGCAGTACGAAGAATTTAAGAAACGAGTTAGGGATGGCCGCTAACCAGCGGTTACTTTTCCCAGTACATTTGAGACTTGTCAAAGGGTTTACCGTTTAATTGACCGTCTAAAATTCGTACCATCCGAGTTCTCTCTTCATTCCAATTAGAACGCTCAAGGTCAAATCTTAAAGCATTAGCGTCCATCCTCTTTATAAGGAATCTCTCACGGACTATACTGAATATAACCCAAGCTCCTAATACTCCGTACTCTAGTAAAATTTTCTCCATTACGTATAGTCGTGAAACCCAGTATTGTAGTAAGGATTTATAACAATCCTATCGGCTGCTTGAATCCAACTGAAACCATCAGAGACGACTGGAAGGAGTATAGGGAATCTAGACTGATAATTACTATTACTCAAGAAGCTGCAGTTATACTCAATAAACTGAATTAAGAATTGTACCCCCGCAACATTATTGCCATACCCTGGTTCTGAAGAGGTGTTATAACCTCCGCCAGCCATTGGAAAAGTATGACCTGCAAACGTATTCGACCGCCTGATGTAACTCCGCATGTCACCTTCCAGGGGGTCATAAATGTCGTCAGGGTAGTGCAGATAATCGGCATAGGGTCTCATAATATCGTCAAGACCCCAAGTATGGTTGGTGCCCCCATGGATGGGGGGCGCAACGGACATACCATCACTAGTACCAGTTTGAGTTAAAGAGTACGCGGTATGAATAGCGTTAACCCAGGGAACCCTGCTTATGTAAGGTTGGATAGTTTGTACAGACCCTTGAGGCCCAAACACAAACGCATTACCAGAACCATCAACAGTCCCGTAGGATGTACCAATCTTATCGAATTCATTAGCTAAGACCGAGAACTTTTGAGGTTGGTAAAAAGCACTGGTACCATAAGTCTGAAATACTTTTTTACAGGAAGTGTGAGCAGTGACATTAAGATGCAGCCTAGTGGCAGTTATATTAAAAGCCTCTGTAGCGCTAAAGTTACTTAGGTTCCTAAAAGGTATATTAGCTAGACGGGTAGTTACGTATGGGTTCCTAGTATAATCAATAGTTAGCCATTGAGTAATTTCAGCATAAGCAGAATCAGCGGAAACTGCACCGCTTACTTGGTTTTGTCCTGTTCCTGAAATCCAGGTACCACCCGAAAGGGCGTTATCTACGGGCGCGGGTGTGGGGGGAAGGGGGGCTTCGGGCATAATGTTATTCTCTACAATATTTAGGGGTTAAGCCTGCACAGTCATTTATTACTTTTTATTTTTTTTTTGAGAATTAAGACCCTTTTTTTTTAAAGGAGTCCCACCCTACATAACACCATGATAATGTTAAGTGATAGAGCATCCATCGAGGTCGGAAAGATTGTATTTGAACAGAAGCTCGGAGATGTATGTCTGCGTGTGGGGGTGAAGGGCGGAGGATGTTCTGGATTTTCTTATTCATTGGGGTTCGATGACATTCGGAATAAAACAGACCAAATTTCTATTAAAGAATGGCAACCCAAAGATTTGGAGATAGTGTGCGACCCTAAAAGTTTTTTGTATTTGAATAATACCATTATTGATTTTGAGGAAGGTTTAATGGGTAGAGGTTTCAAATTTGTTAATCCCAACGCTACTAAGTCCTGTGGTTGTGGTGAATCTTTTAGTGTTTAGGAGTCCCTATAGAGAAAGCATGAACCTTCGGATATAATGCCTATTCCCAGCTCTCGGATGGGACCCTTAGTGTGGAGTTTTCCGCTGTGAGGCAAAAAGTCTCGTGACCTGCCATAATGGCAGAGTAAGGCCCAAAAACGCCCTAAGTCCTTACATACCAACGACTTACGACGACTGCCATATATTCTGGTAAAAAGACTGCATTTTTCTCAAGTAGTGCTTGCAATATGGTCGATAATATAATATAATGAGAAATATGATAAAATCACTTGTAACGCTGTTAGTTCTATCCACTCCTGTCATGGCACAGTACACACCTCAACAGGACACTCTGCTAGACGCTCTGATTGAGGTCGAGTCCAATGGCAAAGATGATGCCGTAGGGGATAATGGGAACGCCATAGGCTGCTTGCAAATCTGGAAGATATACTGGACGGATGCTGTAGAACGCTCTGGCATCGGTGGCTCGTATAAGGACTGTTATGACCGTGCGTATGCCAAGAGCATTGTAGACGCTTACATGACGCGCTACGCCAAAGAAGCGTGGACGAACCCTAAGAAGTTCAACGCTGAGAAGTGTGCCCGAATCCACAACGGCGGACCCAAAGGCTACCGCAAGCAAGCGACTGAAAAATACTGGAAAAAAGTCCAGAAAGTCCTTGCAATGCCTCACCTAAGCGGGTATAATGCTATACATGAAATCAGTTATCGCCTTTCTACTTGGTATGCTCTGCACGGCATACCTATTCCCTCCCACGCCAACGGCTGTCCTCTCTGACATGGACAAGCGTGTTATCGCCTATGATGTAATTGAATGGATGGACAAGGCAGATTGGGACATTCTAGCTGCCAAGCGTCACCTTATCAGCGCAGGGACAGGTGAAAAGAAATCCTCATTTTGGGGATTTTAAGCTTGCAATGTCTCACCTCATCGGGTATAATGTAAACATGATAAAAGAAACCAGTTACTACACACAGGCTTTGGAATTTCCCCTCTTCCTGAACTTCCTACTCGCTGAACTCATGATGAACTCAAGCGAGGACACGCTAGAAGCCGCTTCCCTCAAGTTCTTGGAGCAGAGCCAAAATGCTTGATGTTCTACTTGCCTTGAATATGCTTGGACTCGGGTTCTGCGGCGGCTGGCTTATATTTCAGTCGCAACCCCCTACAGACTAACGACTTACGAAAACTTACGCATTTCACCAAAATAGGTGTTGCATTCACACACTCCATCGAGTATAATGATAATATGATAAACAACGATACACAAGCCGTACGCGATGCGGTCAATGCTGGCATCTCTGTCCTCCTTCCTGGATTGGTAGATGATTATACCCTTACCCAAGAAGAGGGTTACACGCCTCAACAGGCTTTCCATCGGGTTGCTCTCGGGCTTGCCAAGAGGTGCGAAATCACTGCTGGCGAAGCTGAGACGGTTACACGCTACACGCTTACCAAGTTGGGGGTTTCCGTATGAATCGCCAGTTGATAATGTCTATCAAGACTAGAAGCGAAGGCTTTCAGATATACTTTGATGAGGGCTTCAAGCTCAGCATCGGTACGGGCAGCAGGCACCATTGCGACAATAGCGGGAACGGGACTGCACCTGGAGGTGAAAAAGCCACTAGCACAATGGAAGTGGCTTTGATGAACTCAATGGATGATTTCGTAGTCCTTCCAGATGATGTTGCGGGGTGGGTTCCTGTCAACCGTCTTGCGGCTATTATTCAAGCAGTTAGCGACAAGCGTTGGAACGATTTCGAGAACCTATGCACTGCAACCGAGGAGTATTACCATGCATGAGCCCAGAGAACGCGATGGAAGCGTATTCCTAGGAGTGTGTTCCTCGTTTGCTATTTCAGCCCTATTCTATGCATTTTTATATTGGGTAATCTTTGGTCATTGGGGTTGATAAAATTCGGGGCGCGGGCCCCGCGTCGCCGTAAGTCCTTACACAGCAACGAGTTACAACGGCCAATTTCTTCAATTTAGTTCTTGCTATCCCTACACGCAGCGAGTATAATGTACAACATGAAAATGACCAAGCAACACTTCCAAGCCTTAGCCGAAACCTGCGCCCTTATTATCCTCGACATAGAAAAAAATGAAATATGGGAAGAGGGCTTGAGCGATGGCAAGCAAGGCGAACAGGTGATTCGCAGATTTCAAGAACTGTGCAAAGGGAGCAGCGACGCTTTCAACCCGCACCGATTCGTGATGGCTGTGCAGCACGCCGTGAACTCCCAAGAAAAAAACTGAAATAGTCCTTGCAATCCAACCCCTTACCTCGTATAATGTACAACATGAACAAGCCCAGCACCTTTGACCCCGCTTACCCTACTTCCAACGCCTTTGAAATGGAAGACCGTCCCGATTGCATGACCTGCTGCGATAGCGGCACATTCTATGACGATGACGGGGACATGGATTTCTGCGAATGCGCTACGGGCATGATTGCCACGGAAGAGGCGATGGAGCAAGAACGGAACGGGGGGGATAACGGTTTCGATGATGAGGGCGCGTTTACCTCGATAGGCTGGGGAGAGGATGAAAGTTACGGGTATTATGGTTGACAGGGCGTTGTCCTTTTGATATAATACGCGCTAGGGTTACGGACGGCACCCACACAAGAACGTCCGTAGGGTTTCGAGTCCCTGTCAGAAAAACTCGATTTCCACACTTTTTGACGTAAACCCAAACCCTTCAAAGGGGTATAAAGATATGACCAGTTCTTGGATTGATTCTATTCAGTATAACGACTCCAGTAGCTCAGCTACTATGACCCTCACCAACGGGAATTGCTACGACATTGCACCGATGGACCGTAAGACGTTCTCGGAATGGGAAGGCGCGGAAAGCACGGGGGAGTTTTATAATAAGACCCTGCGCGATTCGCTCACCGTGACCAAGCTGTGATGCTATAAAAAACGTGTTCGGCGGCTAACCACGGAAACAAACCGCCAACCCCGTATTTTATGCTTGCAATTTTTTAGGCGCGGGGCCCCGCGCCGTCGTAAGTCCTTGAAGAGCAACGGGTTACAACGGCCAATTTCTTCAATTTAGTTCTTGCTATCCCTACACGCAGCGAGTATAATGATAACATGAAAAATATCCAGTACAACCTAACCCTTCCCGTCTTCATCATCGGGGGCTTCATGTTCGTTTGCGCTTTCGGCGCTGTCGTTAGCATCATCGAAGCCATTCTTGGTACGCTCTCATGAAAAAACTACCTGAAAATGCAAAGTTCCCCGTGCCCTCTGGTCCTACCGCTTATTGGGATGAAAAGGATTGGTACGATTGGTGGAAAATGACGGGGGGAAGGCTTGACCCGAACCCTCATTATGTGAACCCTGACCCTATGCCTCCCATGAGCTACAAGGACACGCTGGAGATGATGAAATTTCTTCAAGATAATATCCAAGATGGTGCTTGACACCTCAGCCCTCATCGGGTATAATGTAAACATGAAAGATAATAACACTAACTGGACCATCGCCATCATCGGCGCTTCGGCTGCCGTGTCCTGCGTGGTTTACCTGTACGCCTTCAAAGTGGTCGCTATGCTGTCTGGTATGTTAGGACCGTGCGACTAAACTTTTTCCGATAAAACACTTGACTTCACGACCCTCATCGGGTATAATACAAACATGAAAAACAACCAATACTCTCTTGAAGCTACCTTCAAGCACCAAGGCATCGAGCAGATGCTTTCCAATCTTACGGGCGTTTCCCGTGTGGGCGCGGTTGCCGAAGGGTCTTGCGCCACCTGTTCGGGTGAGGCTTCCGAGTTCCGTGATGCCCTCTCCCAAAAGGAGTACACCATTTCAGCGATGTGCCAGACCTGCCAAGACGAGGTGTTTGGCGCGGGTGAGGATAACTAGCATGGACATATCCATTATCCAGCATAGCTCATTCACCGCGCTAGACGATAGGGCTTTGCTGTCTAACGAGTGCCTATCCTACATGGGGATGCAAACCTCTAACGAGGTGAAGAGATGCATCGAAGCCACTTTCTTCAAAGGGTATTCAATCAAGGACGATTTTGACCATAACGCTATCGAGGTACACGATGCACTCGTTATCAACTGCTTGGTTGGAATGCAGCACGAAGCAATCCAAACGGGCGGGTCTTCAAATTGGAGAGGTATTCTAAACTCCTACGATATGCCCAAAGCCTATCGGGATAGTTTCGAGCTACTCCAAGACGATGATGACCGAATGAAGGGGATGATGACCGCACGGGAGTTCAGCGAAGCAATGGGCGACAAGCACAACTAACTGGTTGTTTTTCATCGCCTTGGGGAGCGGGCGATAAACGCTCCCCCTCTTTCACAACAAAATCACGGAGAGCATCGCGAGCTTTGCAAGGCTTGCGATGAGAGCGTCAGGTAACGCCCCCGATAACTGGGGGGTATCCTCGGATAAATGCGTGCGGGAGAGGGGGTTGTTCCCCGTTGACGGGCTAAGGTGCCAGAGAACCCAAACGCAAGTAACGCCAAGAAGAACCAAACTACAGTTTTACAGGCTGCGTATGCCGTTCAAATACGCTTCTTGGTGTGGGTAATAAAGTAATCCCCACCGCTCTAGCCTCTCCACCTTTAACCTTGACATAAATTCTGGCGGGGGCCGCGAAACACGTAAGTCCTTACACAGCAACGAGTTACAACGGCCAATTTCTTCAATTTAGTTCTAGCTATTCGGGGTATGGTTTATTAAAATGGGGACATGAAAAATAACCTGTACAACCTTGACCTTCCCATCTTCATCGGTGGAAGCTTCATCCTCATATGCCTTGGCTCTGCCCTCGGCATCATCATCCAAGCCCTTACGGGGACTCTCTAATGAAACCTCAATTTGATTTGTTTGAAGCCACCTTTGGTGAGTGGCTGAATGAGTTGTCTCTGATGAATTATGATGAGAGTCCTCACTTGAAAGATATTCTTGCTGACCTGTACAACGAGGGGCTTACCCCCTTGGATGCGCGGGATGCTTTGGAAGTGTATCACCCTGAATGGCATAGCGAGCTAGTATATTTGGAGGAGCATCCCGTTATTTTCTAGGAATAAGGCCCGTGTGTACCATATGGTGCAATTCGGGAAAAAGTGCTACCAAAACACAGTAGATTTTGACATAAGCGCATGTTCAAAAAAAAGGGGTTCTAAAAAGCTGATTTTCTCCGCTTTTTGCCATCTTGGCAGAACATAGTGACCCAAACCCTGTCAAAATGGCAGGCGCGGGGCCCCGCGCCGTCGTAAGTCCTTGGTACTGCACGACTTACGTTTTTCTCACATTTTCACGCATTTTACCCATCTAGGCTATTGACACGGCACCCCCCATAGTTTACAATGGCGGAATGAAAGTACAAAGCATATTCCAGAAGTCGCTCCGCACACCCGTAGAAGGTAAGACCCTCAAAAAAGGGAGCGGAAATAAAAAGTTAGGGTTCGTGGTTAGTTCAAAGAAGTGGAAAGGGAAAAGATTATATTCTCTCACGCTGGAAGAAAGAACAACTTGCCCCACTACTTGTCATCATTGGAATGATTGTTATGGGAATAATATGCCATTCGCGCACCGATTCAAGCCTCACAATATAGATATAATTTTGGAGCGTGAAATTGAAACATTGCTCGCGAAACATAAACATGGCATCGTCATTCGATTACATGTTCTAGGTGATTTTTATTCCGTAGATTATATTCAGTTCTGGCGAGAGATGCTAGAAAAGCACTCGAAACTTTGCTTGTTTGGTTATACCGCTCGCAAGGGAGATAATATTGCACACGCTATTTGGAGGCTGAATAATGAATATCCTGACCGTTGCGTTATTCGTCATTCGGGGAATAAAGCGTACGATGGTAAACTAGTCCCCACGCAAGGACCATTCAAAGAAAATTGGAGCTATGCCGCCGATGAATCATTTGAGGGCAAGTCCTTTGATTGTCCAGAACAGACAGGAAAAGTCAAAGATTGTGCCTCATGTGGATTATGCTGGATGACCACAAAAACAGTTAGATTTGCAACCCACTAAAATAATAAAAGGAGATAAAATGATTACAATATGTTCAGATTGCGGTGGAAGAGATATTCACCAACAAGGAAGCGTTATGGTCCCGATAAACAAACCTAATTCCGAGGAGAAAGCCGATAAAATATTAGCTAATTTATGGATGGATGATTATTATTGGTGCATGGATTGTTTGGAAGAATGTACAATTGAAGAGGTCGAAGATAAAGAAATATTCAGGGGTTGAATAATAATAAAATCCTCAAAATATAAATATAAAATAGGGGCGGGGGCCCCGATTCGTCGTAAGTCCTTGGTACTACACGACTTACGTTTTTTCACGCATTTTCTTTATTTAGTACTTGCGTCTGGGCACGGGAGCGGGTATAATGTAAGCATGAAACAAAATCACAACACTCTCAGAAACAACACTCTCAACCTCATTTCCCGCGTTCTCGGGAGTCATTTTGCGATGGCTCATAATTCCAGGCTGTTTACTCCCGCCTATGCCTTGAGGACGCTAGATGCTTATCGCTCCGTGCGTAGACGCTTGCCCGTTATGGCTTGCGGAAAGCACTACGGTAACCACGCTGGCTCTAAACGTAAACCTTACGAGGCAACGCAAGGGAACTAGACCCTTCGGGGGGTGTACTGGTATCGACACGTGGGAACGCCCCTTGCGGGAACTTGCGTGGAACGGGGTTCGAATCCCCGCACCTCCTCCACTCAACCTAGACGAGCATTTTCCTCAGATAGGGCTTGACTTTTGACTTTTCTTACAGTATAATAAGCATATGTCTCACTACGACCCGCTCGAAAGAGCCCAATTCTTTTTCTATCTCGCAGGCGGTTGCCTGTTCACGGTGGTATTCTCCACCTATATCCTGTGGTTCTGTGGAGTGAACCCAGGGACTTGACTTTTCTTGAAAGTTTCCCCACTTTAGGGCTTGACTTTCTCTTTCCTTATGGTATAATGATACCATACAACGAGGGCAACCCCCTCTCTCACTAACATTTTACTAGGTAACAAATTATGACTAAGCATCGTCCCGTCTCTGACCGTATTGCGGAAACGCAAGCACAACTCGCCGCTCTCATCGCCAAGGAGAACAAAGCGCAAATCAACGAATCCCCTGAGATTCAGGCTCTTGATGAGAAAATCAAAGCCGTTCAGGTATCCATGCTGAAGTTCAACCGTTGGGCTTCAGAGGGAGAGGATAAGATTGAGAACTTCAAGGCACGGGTAGTGGAGTGGCAAGAACGCCTCTCCGAAGCTACCACGAAGCGCAAGGAGGCGAATATCCAAATTGAGGCTTTGCGCTCTACGCGGAAGGCTCTGGCTGAAACCCTTGCTAGTGAGATAGGTCTGGAGGCGTAAGCCTCCCCTCGTCTGAGCGAGGTAAAATAGGGTTTAGGCTCAGAGCGCCCCTGAAAGCCCTAGTGGTTAGTAGGGGGGTTCTTACTTGACACGACCCCGCACGCGGGGCCCCAATCGACCTAAGTCCTTGGTACTAAAGGGGTTACGCACGGTGAAATTTCATACTCTTTTGGCGGATTTCCCAAAGTAATGGTATTTTTTCCACTATTACCTAAAACATTAGGTGATTCAAATGCGTCATGGTATAATGGTAGCATCGAAAGGCTATTGCAGCTCATCGGTACTCTTGGAGGGCGGAAAAGCAAGCCCGTATAAAAACTAAACGCTTTTTCGCTCTCTTACAATTAGGTTATAAAAATTAAAGTCTTCGGTAGGGGGATAGCACAATCAGGTTAGTGCATTCATCTTATATATGAAAGGTTATGGGTTCGAATCCCATTCCCCCTACCAACTTTACATAGTTGTATGTGATACAAGTTACCTCCCTAGCGTAGGGGCTGCCCGCTGGAGCTGCCACTTGACTTTTCTCGTTCGACCCACGAGCAGATTTTGCTTCCAGTTTAATGTGTGTTTCGTGCATGTTTACGAGTGTGAAAAATCCAAACTTGACTTTTCTTAGTGATTTTTGTATAAGGGGTGCATAGATAGAAACCCCCTCCTGTGAGCTGTAAGGCGCACGCACTTGACTTTTCCTTCTGAGGGGATTTCATGGGGTTAAAATGGGGGTTTGACTTTTCTTAGTGAGAGGTGGCTTATGCTACCTCTCTTTTTTTTTACTTCGCCCCTATGTGGGGGGGCGTAGTTTGACTTTCTCTGTCTGAGCCCAAAATTGGGACTTGACTTTTACCAATACTAGCATTGTAAGTATGAAAGTAGGGTTGTAATGCGCCATAAATATCGAATAATCGCTCGTATGTCGTATCTAATTCAAGTCTTATGCCACCAAACTCTTACTAATCCTTGTTTTTTTAGCTACTAATGAGATTTAATACCCTAGTGAGGGGTATAGCTTATAAGAAATAAGAAACAAAAAAACAGCCTTAACACCCCCACAACAGGGATACTAAGACTGTCCATTTGATAAACATCAAACTAAAAGGGAACAAACAATGCTATTCCTCCCCCCAATTTCCTTTCTTTATGAAAGATTTTACCCCACGGTAAGCTAACAATCTACCCTCTATACACTCTGTTATGTCCTTACCCCCATCAGTAACTACGGGTGGGTATTTAAGAAGTGCGGTATCCGTATCTATACTTTCCTCTAAGTAGGATAGTATATCTTCTACACCCTGAGTTCGTGATTCTTCTTTGTGCATCTTCGTAGTATGTTAGGAAACTCTGCGTGAATATTTAACATATCAGTAAAGAAGTTTCTCGTCCATTCAAACTTAGCTTCCTTAGAGTATTTGATTAAGTCCTGCCTTTTCTCTTGCCAAGGTGCTAACTCTGCGAAATCACTTTTACCCCAATCAGCATTAAGGTGAGGGTAGTTCTTAAAGTTCCAACCATAATGGACAATTGTATTAGGAGGTATCTCTTCATCATGTGTCCATGTGTCTGTCCTTAATCTATCGTCTCTTAATGATTCTATGTCCAAATTACTATTTGCTATTGCTAGGCTAGGTGCAATCATATCAGTTTCATGTCTCATACCTAATGGATGTTTAATCTCCATAAGGTGAATTAACAGGTAATTGAAGTTCATAATATCGTTAAGTAACTTGGGTTTAAGGTCTGGGACTTTAAACTTAAATAATACTGCTCCTTGTTTCCACTTAGCGATTTTATTCTTGTTCATGCCTGTTAGTCGCATGATGTCTTCAAGGTTCTGTCCCCTGAAAGCGTTTTTCTTGAAGTCTCTTGAGGTTTGGAACTCATCTACTTGGTCAGGAGCGTGAGCTTTCTTAAACGCATTCTTACGCCCTGGAATCCAGTTATAGGACACTACATTCCCGTCAGGTACTTTAGGTATTTCACCTGAGAACCAAAGGTCTTGTTCCAAAATCCAAACTTCGTCCCACGCATCAAAGCAACCCGCATTCGCCCATTCAATCCATGCTGACCACTTGTTGAGTCCTGCATACGGTTTTCCGTGCCAATTACCATTACCTACAAAACGAAAAGCGCGATTTTGTCTTCCGAAGTTTTGGCTATACCTTTGAGGCATGGTAGGGTATGATTGAGTGATACCTTGTAACCACTCACTAGCAATGTGTCCTTCATAATCGGGTCTTGAAGGTTCGGTGTAGTAATCAGGGGAAGCCCAAAATAGGAATATGTCCTTTGGGTCTATCTTTGCTCTCTTTGTTAAGGAGTACAGGAACAATTCTAGCTGCCATAGCAAATAGGGTTTATCCTCTACAAATACCGAGTAACATATCTTCTTTTTAGCCATCATAAGTATTATAGTTATTTTTTACCGTAAGTACTGTCGTAAAATGAATTAATTCTCTCTGTATCTTCTTCCTCTACGGCTCTTTGCAGCACTCCTGACGCATTTCTAATATGGGAGTAGTGTTTACTGGAGTCTGTGCCTTCGTGCCTTACAACGCTTCTTAAGGCGTACTGAATGCCTTGGAACTCATCGGGTGTAAGTGTAATCTCAACATTACCTCTAATTTCGTTATTTTCTAGCATCAGTCAATCTCCTTAGAAGAATCGTAGTCTGTAAAAATATAAGATGCGGAGTTTTTACTCTTTCGTAATTCTTCCAACTCTTCGTCAGTAGCGTCTATGGGTTCCACCAACCATGTGTATGGGTCGCAATCTTCTTCCCATTCTAAAGGGGATTTAGCTATAATTTCTTTTTCTTCTATTATATTCTCAACGGCATTTGCGGGTGTTTCTCCTTCTACAAGTATGAGTTCATGAGCTAGGACTTTCTTAAATACGATATATTTTTTCATTAGTAGGTTTTGTAGTTGTTACCTATACCTTTAAACTTATAGGTATAGGGGTTAGTTTTATCAAAGTTCTGCCAAACGATTTCGCCATTCCAAAGGTCTAGTACGAATCGCTTGGTATCAAAAATATTAGTACTGTTAGCTGGGAGTTTAGTGTACCGCGATATACCCCACCTTACAGCAAGGTGTATTTTCCCATAAACTTCGCTGTGTGCTTCAAAGCGCGAGTCCGTCTCATTACCTTTCAATGTAAAGGACTTGTACCTGCAATAACCTCTAATATGCTTCATAGGGTTTTCTAAAACCTCTTTTTCTGTGTACCTAACTCTCATGCGCTTACACCCTTTAGTTCAGCCAGCATAACAGTCATAGGTAACTCAGTATTGATAGCACAGATAGTATCAGGTTCAACAATTCCACTATACAGAGTGGATAGGTAATGTAACCAACTATCATGTTGGTAACGGTCAGAAATCATTGGGAATACACTCTTAGCTTTCTGGCTATTCTGCGCTCTGGTATTATGATAGTAACCCCTGGAAGCCCCTAGAGATGATTCATAATCATTGTGAATCCCATCCAGAGAAATCTCCATAATCACAGAATCTATCTCCTCAAAGTAACGAATGGTATCGAGAATCTTCAAAAAAGCAACTGAGGGATGCTGCATATCTGAAGTGTATTGTATAGCCTCACAACTATACAAAATACCTCTATCTGCTATCGTATGTCCTTTAACATCATACCCTACGGTTGTGGACAATTCAAGAATCCTTTTAAGCATTGCAGTAGTAAGGACAATACCAACAGAAGTATCTGTAGACACATACTTTAGATTGGGGATATGGTGCTTGGCAACAGTAATGAATGAGCCTGTAGGTAGAGGGTTTCCCTCTTGCAATTTCTCCATTGTCTGTTGGTAAAAGGTAGTAATGGATTTCATAGCGTCAATATCTCTTTCAAGAAACAGAGTAGAGTTCCTCGAAATCATTGCTTTCTTATGTTTATTATTATACCTACTATCCGAGAGGCTATTTGCCGCCAGCAAAGAAGTAGATGCAAGGTAAAGTGATTTAAGTAAGGAGTAACCCACTTGACGCGGAAGTTTATTAGTTTGTTTCATTGTTGTAGTCCCGTAAGTCGTACTTCATCTTCTCGATGGCGTTACGAACTTCATTTTTTGGTTTGTTAGTGATTCGTGAAAGTTTAGAAATGTTTAGAGTGCCATCAGGTTTAATGATTCTCATGTCAGATATTACAGCATCGGCAATTGCCTGGGATGTAGTGTCTAGGTTAGCGTCATCAAATGCTGAAATAGAGGTTGGCTCTTGTTCAAGGTTAGCACTTGCATACACATTGCCTGTTTCAGTAGAGAACATTTCGGGGTTAGATGAAAGAGAAACGCATCGTCTGATTTCGTATTTCTTCTTAATCTTGGTTCCAACATTGTTCTTCTTATTCCACAGACAGGTTTTAATGTATTTATCAAAAGGCGTAGTACCAAAATAGGTATCGAAGTCCTGTCCCGTCTTTCGAGCAAAGGCATCGCAAGCGTCCATAGCTGTAATTGCAAGTTCTTGGTTACTGTCATCAAAATCATGTGCAACCTTATCCCCTCCAATCTTATGCGATACCGCATACATCAAACGCTTATACTTTTTATGGATTTTAAACCATTGGTCATTAGTAAGCATCAGGACAAAAACCCCGCAAACGCTCGGAACAATGCACCAGAAAAGTCCTCTTCTGCACAAAGCATATTCTCCCCATAAATATCCTTCTTACGCTCATCCCCTTCAGCACCTAGCATAAGTGTAAGATTAGGAATCCCTCTAAGGTACTTCATACGCATAGCTTTGGTATCTTCGCTTCTGAATTGGTAATCAGTCACGCCCAAAGAGCAGTATGCTTCACCATCAGTAAGGTTAAACACAATACACTTTTTAGTTTTTACATTCTTCGCAATCCATTTCTGCAATGCGGGGAGAACAGCGTACTCGCAAGTATAACTTCCATCGTAATCACCAGACTTAAAAATAATAGGAGAGTTAGTACCTACCTTCAACAAACGGTCATAGTTGTTATCGCGCTTAGACGAAGTAAACACTCTGGAAAGAACAGCCATTCCGCCATTCTTAGTTCCTGTAAGCGAAGTACCATGAACTGTAGGAGCAGACTTAATAAAAACCTCAATAGGAATCTTACCCTTCAAGACAGTTGCATTAGCCTTCGCAAATGCAGATGCTACCGCCGTACATACATTAATGTAAGTTAGCTTACCTACACTTGTATCAATAGTATTACTCATACTACCTGAACCATCAATGAGAAACACAATAGTAGTGTCTGCTGATATAGAACGAATGGTTTTCTGAAAGATGTTATCCGCATACTGATACTTATGCAAAGAGCGAGGGTTCAAGTACCCTTTCCTAGATGCTACCTTACGAGTCTTATTCTGCTCAAGCAACAAAGTGATATGCCTCTTAAACTTTTCATAAAGTTCATTTCTCATAGAGAGAGTATTCTCCGCTAAAGAAGCTGAATACCTCTCTGGTTCATACAAAGGCTTTTCGGAGAAAGCCAAACCTGTCGTTTCGGGCATTAGAGAATCACCAAGGTAGGGGTTTGTGACTGGGAGAAAGAAATGTCGTAAGTAATAGTACCTTTTTCAATTACCTTCCGTATAGAAGAGCTTAGGGTATCCGTATCTAAATTAATATCAATCGCCTTAAAGTTAAGCTCATTTACTCCACAACCTGTATACGCGAATGAGGAGGTAGGAAATACCGCACCATCGGAAGACATAATGATATTATTAGTTAAACCAGACCAACCATCTGCATCCTTAGATTGGATAAGGTTATCGTTAAGGTCTTGCTGGAAGGAAGCCTTTGCCATACTTACAGCATTGGAGATAGTAAAATCGCTGTTTAGAGTCATGCCCTTACCCATAAGGAAAGAAACTGCATTGTTAATTTCTTTAAGTGAATCGTCTCCGCTTACTTTAGGAGTATTGGCAGAACCCATAAAAGCAGAATACTTTTTCCGCGCTTCCTCAACACGCATTTTCACAGTTTCAGGTCGAGCATACGACATTGCATGAACATCCGTTACAGTTTCTCCAGAACGAACCATGCGGTCAAAGTACTTAACTTGCTTGCACTCACTAGACGAACCAAAGATAGTAGCTAAATCGTTACGACAGGTATCAATAAGACTGTTTAGGTCACGAACACAATCATTTTGTGCTGATTGATAAACCTTGAACTCTGCTTTGTAATCAGCAACATCTTGGTCAGTAAAAGTAGCAAGTGTTTGCTCAGGCAAATCATTGTTAGAGAGAGGATGTTTAATGTGGTATAGTTTAGGTGAAGTCATGGTTTTAGTTTGTTGCGTCAAAGATTACAGTATCGAAAGTTACAGTACGGTCAGAAAATGATTCGGTTGCTGTATGAACCCGAATATTTTTAAATGATTTGATTTGTTGCACCATCCCAGGGGACATCACAACATTTTCTCTCTCTTTCTCTAATAGTTCCCTAAGCTCTTGTGCATTCTGCGGAGCAGACTGTTCAGAGCTATCAGTAGTTTCATTTAGAGAAATGTCCATAGAGGTAACAGTTTTACCTGAAGCATCCATTGATTGGTTAGTATTAACTTTAAGGTCTTTAAGTAGTTCTTTAGCCGAGTCTACAGCAGATTTTTCAGCATCTTGTTGGGCTTCTTCATGTTTCGCAACAGTCGTTTTGTCTAGTTGCTCATCTAGAGAATCCCCAATACTATGATTAACCTTGCCGCCAAAGTAACCATTAATATCAAACTCAGAATCGTCACCATCTTGAGATTGCTTCGCATCAGGAGGCATACCGCAATGTTTAATGTACTCCTCATAAATGTGAGAAGCTATTTCCTCTTTGTAGGCAGTAAACAACCCAGTCGGATAAGAAAGAGCATCTGCATCAATAATACCTTGAGTGTCCCCATAAGTACTTTCGATGTACGGAAACTTGTGCATACCTTTATGGTGCATAAGAATCATATACCCAATAGAAACTAAATCCCTACTTTCGTTAGAGAAACTACCATTCTTAATCGCTTCAAGTAGTTGTGCCTCACCCTTCTTGTCTATCTTGTCGATATACTTTCTAAGGTTTGGAGGGGTGTTAGCGTCAATTCTAACATCCTCTACTGCATTGATTAAAAACAACAAATCGCCTAACACTTTGCGAATAAATGAGATGTCTGCTCCACACGCCTCATTACCTAGAATCTTGTCCATAGTAATAGAAGAATCGGTAAACACTCTTTCTGCTAGGGTTAGCCCATAACAATCAATCTGCTCCATCAATGTTCTGAGGAATTGAAATGACAATTTATGGTAGAACTTCTCGCTAGGAGTAAGTTTAATATGATGCAACTCATGTATCATTGCACCAATAGTTTCATCTACTCGACCCACTTGCAAAAGATTAAAAGGGATTATCACTTCCCCCCTTGATACACACGCTCTTGGAGATTCGGTTGCATTGGTAGGGAAAGCGATAGAAACCTTTTTATCAGGAACAATAATGTCTCGGTAATATTCAATAAGTGTCTGCACATCATACAGAGTTTTAGGTGCAAGGCTTTCAATTTGGCTACCTTCACCTAACCACCGATTCATGTATTCGGCATCTATGGTAGGCTCTTCCATTATCAGTTTACCTCAAACATACCAAGCGAATCGGCATACTCACGAATGATGTTAGCATCATTGATAACGCTGCAAGAATCTTCCTCGTACATAGAAAGCAGGACATTGTTAAGAATATCTTTGAGAGAGAACTTATCCATAAGAGGAACGCACTCCAAAACCATACGAGTTGAAATCTGCGAAGAGATTTTGCTATCCTTGTACTGTTGGTGAGAGTAATCATAAACCTGAACAAGAGGCTTCGATTTCTTAGAAACCTCACCCCCGAAAAGATGAGTAATGTACTTGGAAAGTTCCTTTCCCTTAATGTAATCAAGGTGAAAAGGAATAAAACGGTCCTTCAAAGCACGGTCTAGTGAACGCGCAGAAGAATAGTCCAGCCCGATATTTGCAGTAGCAACGAAACGCACCGAGGGTTCTACCGTAATGGTTTCCCCAGAACCACCAAGTTCCTCAACACGAATGTCCCTACGGAAATCCAACAATGGAAAAATGATATTAAAGGCATCATCCGAAGCCCTGGAAAGTTCATCAAGAATAATGAGCGTATTAGGAGTCTGAATGGCTTTAATAAAGTCCGAGGTTTGGAATCGGGTCGTACCGTCCTCCAAAACATGATAGCCGATAAGAGAAGTCCTAGCGTCCTGTGTGGAACCCATGTTAATTACAACTGGATTCAGTCCTAGTGAGGTTGCTACTTCCAGGCAAAGTGTGGTTTTGCCACACCCTGTTGCCCCTGTAAGTAAACAGTTTTTGCCCGACTCAATTAGAGTCGAAAGCATTTCTTTTTTAGTTTCGTCAATTACGAACATTAGTAAGTCCTATGGTTAAAGTATAGTTAAACGGACGGGACTTCTCCCGAACGACCCCCATTTTAACATAATCTCCTCCAATGTCAATAGCCTAGGTGTAAGAAATCGAGTAAAAACGAACATTCGCCCTAAGTCGTTACACAGCAAGGACTTAGGGCGCATATAGGCTCTGCGACAAACTGTACTCTGTGTTTACTCGGAATCAGAATCCGTAGTGTCCAGTTCGTCCTTATCCGTATCTAACAACCACATTAACTCAAGCTGCGAAGACGAAAGTGTTTCCCTACTATCAACAATATTGAAAGTTCTGCGTACTTTACTCTCAACCTCTTTGTCTGTGAAGATTAACCTATCCCAAAAATCAATAAAGGTTCCACTATCTTCTCTTGTTATATACAGAAATGCGAGTACTTGAAAAGCCTGTCGTAAAAATCTATTAGATTTATACCCTTTTTTGGTTAGGTCGTGACTGTCCTCATAACCTAGCAACCTGGAAATGAGGTTTGACTCGTTCGGAGACATAGAAAGATTAAGAAGAGGTTCCAGGTTCCTGAAACACGACAACTCCTCTTCGGACATCTTTAACTTAACAATGTAGTTTTTGCGTTCCATCTTTGACTTTTCTAATTACACCATCGCATGATGGTTATAAGTATCTAGGTAATCAGGAACATGATTGTAGTCGCATGGACTATAATATAATATGGAGGCAAGGTATAACATAAAGGTGATGCGTCAAGAGTGGTTTTTGACTTTCACGCTTATACCTTCGTCATTTTTGGTTTGTGCGAACTAGATTTGTGGTTTGAGTGAGTTGAATCCCGCCGTTCAGGTTTGTCTGAGCGGTGGGGTTTGACTTTTGACTTTCCACCAAATCCCACCGTCAAATCAGGTTTCCAGGCATTATCAAAAGTCCTACCAAACTCGGAAGCTGGGGCACCTTGAACTACAAAGCCTGTCTCGTTGACTTTCTTCATACGCTTCCTCTTCTTGCCCTTCCCCGCTTTATCGAGTGAGATAGCGACAGCTTGCTTCTGAGGATAGCCCTCATCGCTTAGCTTGCTTATATTAGAGGACACGTCCTCTTGACTTTTACCTGTTCGTAGGGGCATGATTGTTTGACTTTTCCTTGTGGGGGGGTATGGGTATAGTAAGAGCACCTATAGGACTTGACTTTTACTAAGTTTCCCATACTTGACTTTTACTAAACTTATATAGGTAAAAAAAGAACCCCTCGGGCCAAAGGCTTCAAGGGGTTCTTAAATTTAAAGAAAGTTTTATGCCTCGTTCAAGATTTCAACTTCGGCAGGTTCAGCAATCTCATCTTCGAGACCAAGCTCTGCCCTAATCTCCTCGATGGAATCCAGCATTTCTTGTTTCTGCTCCTTTGCTTTATCAAGCGCAGTTTGAGTTTCAGAAATGTAGTTGTCCACCCCTTGGATGCCGTTCTCGTAACCTTCCAGCATTTGAGCCAGATATTTTTCAGATGTTGATGTAGTGTTCATAATGTATTATAGAAAATTTTGCGCGATTGTTTAACCAAAATCTGAAGAAAGTTCCTCATCAGCAATAATTGCTCGCAAGGTTACGAGCTTGCCTACGCCATTATCCAGTACGTGAGTGCAGTTGTGATGTTCAAATATTTGACAGAACCCTCCGAGAGGAGTCCTAATAACCTCGGACTCATGATTCCCCTCGAAATCATTATGGTCTATCGTGTGATGCGTAACACCTATAATAGTATTTGGGATAATGTCCCTCGTAGTATAGATACCGAAAGAGCCTGGGCTAACCTCAGATTCTCTTATCGTTACGTAATGGGGAAGTGGTTTATATTCTTTCATATTAATAGTGAGTGTGTGGTAGGACGAGCGGGATTCGAACCCGCACTTAACAGATTTTAAGTCTGTTGCCTCTACCGATTGGGCTACCGTCCCGCATTACTTAATGCCTCAATCAACAAGAAGTTCAGGAATTCTAGTTTCCATGTTGTCTGGATTCATAAAAACCTCAGGTCGTCCTTTAAGGCAGAATTTAAGTCCTTGCTCCGTAAGAATCATTGACCGCCTAGAATTACCTGGGACCGAGTAGACGGCTACCGCAGTGTCGCGCCTAAGAATAATAGTACCTGCGATTTTCTCGTCAGTTACCTCTGCAAAATAATCAGCTTGAATTAGTGTGTCCATGCACTATTATAGTCTAAGCGTCCACTAAATGGTAAAAAAGTTTCAAGAAAACTGGCTCGGTTGAGTTACCCTGGCCTGGACCTCTAACGTTATAGTGAATCAAATCTTTTCCAGGGGCTAATGTAATAGGAGTAGTTACAGCGTAATTACCGCTAATAAAGTCGCACATCCATATAACCAAATCAGATGTTGAGTCTTCCTCAGCGAGTGTGCCGAACATGGCTTTAGGGTCCGCGACCCCCCCATTGTTCCACCCCACCTCAACCATGCTTAATACGATACGCTTTGTTATATCATTATTAGTTATAGCGATAAATGAAGAGCGTGCGGGCGCGGTTGCCTGTAAATGGTCCTTGCTACTATCCAATCCAGGAAATGTTAAATTAGTGGGGGCAGCGGAGGCTCCAAGAGAGCCTCCATTAGCAGCCCAAGTAGAACGGTACAAGATACCTGCGTCCGAGACCCCCGAAACAATCATTAAACGCTCTAGATTATTGCTTTGTATCATTCGCTTTCAACGTAACTATAAAAAACGGTGACCACGTTAACATCATCGTTTACTGTACCCGCAATACCTTGCGCTCTATACAACATAAGACCTTTATTCACTTCTAACTCAAAGATAGCCTCAAACCGCGCTTGACCGTACTGCCCTGCGACAAATTGAAGGATATCAGAAGTTTCTCCTTCTTGTGCAAGGGTTCCTACGTATCCAGGGGTACCTCCTGCCTGACTAACAGAAACTTCATTAACTACAATTTTATGATTTGGTCTTCCAGGAAGTAACATTCTATCCGTAGTGCCTGGAACTACCCCCGCCGCAAGCTGAAGGTGGTCAGCGCCCGTGTCCATTCCAGCAAAATCCGCTGTAACTGAGACAGCGTCGCTAACAGAACCCCAAAAAGTGTTCGCAATAACCTCTCCAGGTCTGCGGGGCATTGAGGGTCCCTGCATCATCATTCCATTCATTATCGCCATAGTACTTTATATAGGGCACATTACCCTACACCTTATACAATAAAAAAGAGGACTTCTTTCGAAGCCCTCTTTAAGGAGAATAACAAACTTTTGCTTACATCAGTCCGTGTAAGCAATCCCTTCCGTACGATACATACGGAAAGAGTTTTTTGCGGGGGAACCTACTCGATTCATAAGGACTCGCTCCTTAGTAGCAGTGCTCCAGCGTTGGTTCTGAATCTTACGCCACTCATTCTGAATTCGGGTCGCTTGGCCCTTGGTCATATAGTTGGTGTTAAATCCGCGAACCATGTGCTGGTTTTGCGTAGTAACCAGAACTTCAGGAGTACTGTCGTTCTTAGCGTTATCATATTTAAAAGAAATTCGTTTCATAGTGTTTTTACCTCTTGGTTAAGTTGAAGGGCATCGGCTTGCCCACACTATGTTATAGTCCCTCAGGCACCAAAAGGACACTAATTATCAGAATTTTTTAACGCCTTAGGCTTGGAAATTTCTTCTACAGAGATTAATTTTTTATCGTCAAATACGGGCTTATAGGACAAAGTTTTACCGTCTTCGAGAATCTTCTCAGCAATTTTAATAGTTACATGATTCCTGATAAATCTTTTGATGTTTCTAGCACCATATTCAAGAGAAAAGGAGTTATCAACGACATAATCCACCAGTTTCTTTGTTGTTCTTACAGGTAGAGGTTTTAGATTGATTCTGGCTATCGTAGTGGCATCATCTTTTGTAAGCTGATTGAAGTACACTATGCCATCCAAGCGATTTATGAACTCAGGGCTAAAGGTTTCCTTGAACTCACTCTCAATTATACTCTTAGAAGCTTCATAACCTCTAATATCTTCCCCAAACCCTAGCAAATTCTTGCCCACGTTGCCTTTAATACCTACATTGCTCGTAAAACAGACGATAGAGTCCGTAAAATCAAGCTCAGTGCCCTGGCTATCCATCAACTTACCATCATCTAGAAATCCTAGAAGAAGATTCAACAGTTTTGGGTGAGCCTTCTCGATTTCATCAAACAAAATAATCCATTCGGAAGACTGCTCGGCTTTTTCAGATAAAATACCCTTTTCGTTATGACCAATATATCCAGGAGGACTACCGATTAGTTTGGCATATTCATGCCCTGTGGAGTACTCCCCACAATTAATCTTTAATAGTTTTTTCGGGTCCCCTAAGTATTCCTTGGCTAACAAACGAGCTAGTTCTGTCTTACCTACACCTGTAGGTCCGATAAAGAACAAAGATACGAACTCACCGAGTCCAGAGCTAAGCAGTTTAATGGATTTCATGCACTCATCGACAGCTTCTGGTTGCCCAATAAGCTTATCCTTGATACGTGCAGTTAACTTGTTTATTTCAGATAACGTAAGAAGCCTCCCTTTCGGCAGTTGAGCGTCAAGCTCACCAATTTCATTTAAAGTCTTACATACGAAATCTATCTGAAATATAGGATAGACTTCTATAACACACTCAAATAGAGACTCGGCTACTTCCGACAGGTCAAACCTAGTGTGCCCCTCAACAGTACTAGTAACGACATTGCGTACATACGCTCCAATCTTAACCCCTGGCTGGTCAATCAATTTTCCTATTGCTACAACAATTGTCCCTAATTCTACGTCCGTGAATTTTTTAACACGCACGAACTCATCAATGTGAGGGTTGTATACAACATAACTGTCCTGGTCTTTTTTAGGCATTCTTACGGGATTTTTTAAGGTCTTCGAAGGAGAGACTTTCAACGGTGACGTTTTTATCAGACTCAATCCTTTGTTCGGATTGAGTCATTTTAATCATCATGTCTAGAATCTTTACAATCTTATCATTAGCGTCTTGGGACAAACCCAAGGCGTGAATCATTTCGGTTTTAGCCTTATCATCATCAGGGCTAGAATCGACTAGGTTTTTAAAGTAAGTAAATGTCTCTAACGCCCTATTACGGTCCTCACCACAATCACGAAGAACATCTTTCGCAATCTTATGAATTCTATTAGGCTCAAAGAACCTACCCTTAGGGATATACGTACGAGCCATATTAATTAACCGACTTCATGTTTTTAACGGAGTCTTTCTTGTCTTTAGTAGCAAAACCAGCTTCTTCACGGCCTTTTTCACCTGCCTTAACGGTTTTACCGCCGTGCTTTGCTTTTGTACGCTCACTATACCCTTTAATCTCTGCATAGGGAGTTCCAGCGGGAAAGCTCTTAACGACCTTATCATTGGATTTCTCGCCCCAAGTACCATGAGTAATCACATAAATGTTACTGGACTTGGGCGTAGTGAAAATTTGACCATACGTAGCTTTGCTGAACGCATCATCAATTGTAGCGAATGAAGGAATACGTGTCTTGCGTGAGTCGAAGTCGGCTTTCTTGCCTTCTTTATCCTCAGGCTTGAAGCCTGAGTTCTTCTTCTCATCAAGATTGAGATTCCATGAATGAAATAAGTTTACCATAAGATTAGTTCCTGTACTCTATTTAGTTACCTAAAAGGGAGTGGAGGTAGTTTATATTCGTCAGAGTAGCTGCTGACGACTTCCCTTGAAGGTGCGGGAGTCTCCTTAGGAGGGCTCTTCTTAGGTTTTGAGGTGGATGCTTTTACACGCTCTTTCCGTTTAGTTTCCCATGTAAACGCCCACATAACCTCCTTGATAGACGCATAAGCATAAAATACCCCACTCCCTATAAGGAGAGGGATTATGACATGACTTAAGCTAACAAATGTCCAGGCAATAGCCTTAAAACCAAAAATAACTATATCTTCCATATTAGGTGAGCTTTATTGGAGCCTCACAGTATATAATAGTCGCCCTGAGGGCGTTCCTGGCTACGTTAATCCGTCACTTCAGGCATATATACAAGGATATACTCGTTCCAGCACGGTCTACCGTCGTTGTGGTAGGGAATTCTGGGGGTACGGGTTCTATCAACAACAGAAATGTACCTAGGGTCTCCTTCAAACCCTTCAACTATAAAGTCGATACTCTCAGGCGGGACGTCTTCAACAAGAATAACCCCTCTAGGGGCTAACTTAGAGTGAAAGTAATTCAAGCAGAATAATTGGCTTTCCTTGGTATGAGGCCCATCGTCAAGAACTAGGTCCCATTTAGTATCTCCAAAAGCAGAATCCAATTGAGCGGGGTCATACCCATCCATCTGGTGGAAGGTAATGTTAGGTGCTTGATGCTCTTTCGCAACGCGAACCAAGGGTTCAATATCAACCCCATGAAGTTCCGCATTTGGAAAATAATGACCTAAAGCCTCTAAATCCCCAGACCCAAGCCAAGATACGCCAAGCTCTAAAACCTTTTTAGCAGTTTCTCTTTTTGGAGATAAGAAGGGCCCATAAAAATAAGAAAAGGCGTGCGTTGTATGCTTATCAGTACCCCCAATTAACTCATGTAACTCAATTAATGTTTTATTTTTCATATTATCGCTTAACTCCATAAAAATACAAGTCCTTTGCGTCTGTATCAACGCTAAATTCATACTCCGAAAAAATACTATCTACGTCCAAAACGATTCTAATGTCTTCCTCAGTCAGGTTCTTATAATAAGAAGACCATTGCGCGTTAACACGTTGGGTTGCGGGGGAGTCTTGAGGCGAGGTACGGGGGGTCCCATGTTCAGGACGGCCAGTAGTAGCACAAGAAAAAAGAAAGGCTCCCTTAGAGCGTAACATTCTAATAATGTTAGGTAATGTTTTCTCGTAATGCATATCATGCTCAAAGCACTCACAAGAAATTACGAAATCAAAATACTCGTCTTCGTAGTCTAATAAATGCCCAGGTGAAACTATATCAACGCAAGGTCCTGCTGCTACATCACATCCAATATACTCATACTGCTTGCCTGGATTGAAACTACTACGGCAACTACCATTAACATTATAAGAGCCAACCTCTAAAACTTTAAGTACTTTATCCACAGAGGTTGACGTTTTAGCGCTATCATCAAATCCAAAAAATTTATTTACAGGAGCGTAGTGTGAATGATAATTAAGATAGGCTTGTTGTTGGGGGTGCGCCATTAGACTAAATCTCCCGCTGAAGCTTTGGAGGCTAGTATGGCGTCTAGGTCCTTAGCTCTATGCTTTCCCGTTTCACCTTTCATAGCATACCACCCTTTAGAGGGGGATTCTACCGCGCCACTCTTAAAAGCAGACACGGTCATACCATAATCATTAGTAAGCCCTTTATTGTACAGAAGCTCAAACTCACAGTTCTGGTAAGGTACAGTTACTTTGTTCTTAACGCATTTAACAGTACCTGTAATACCTAAAGGATTCTTATGCTCATCAAACAAAACGTTAGACTTAGAAGAACAGGTTTCAATAGACACACCACAATAATATAGAAGTGCTTTTCCGCCTCCTGCTTTAGTGCGAGGGTCTCCAAACATAACTCCAACCTTACTGCGTACTTGATTAATAATAAGCAGCGCAGCTTTATGCTTACGGAGGAGAGGGTTGATTCGCCTCAAGCATTGACCCGCAACCTTTGCTCTAAGGGCTCCCCCCATCTCGCTGTTCTTTCCAAACGTATCTTCCATCTCCTTACGGGTAGGAGAGACTCCAATAGAGTCGTACCCAATGACAATGGGGGTATCCTTATCAGTCTCTCTAATAGCCAGGATAGCCTTCTCAATCGCTTCAAAGCAATCCTCCATAGATTCAGGCATTAAATAGATGAGCTTCTCAGGGTCCACCCCAAGCGTCTTAGCGAACGCAGGGGAGTAGGCGTGCTCGTTGTCAATCATTACGGTGTAATAACCCTGCTTCTGAGCCCCAACGAACGCATGGGTAAGAAATACCGTTTTAGCGGTACTACTCTCACCGTAAATCTCTGTAATAGCACCGATGGGATACCCACCACTGTACTTACCAGAGAGAATTTTGTTAAGGGGTAATGACCCCGAATCTATAAAACCATGTATTTGGTCTTCTTCTGAAAGTAGCGCTGCTCCGTCTAATCGTTTGCAAATATCCGTTAAAAAGCTCATACTATGTTATAGTGTTTCAATTCGGTTTTTTAGTAGAGGATTACTAATAACCTGTCCTCTTTTTTGCTAACCTGTACATCCAAGTGGATACCCGTGCAGGGCCATCGTCTTCTTGTAGCTCTTTATTTCCTTCCTTATCGCACATCCATAAAAACGCGCCGTACGGAAACATATTTCTACACTCTTGTAAAAACTTTTCCGCTAATGGTTCTTCTACTTTTAAAGTTTTTAATTCCTGGTGAGTAGCTGTGAAATTTGGAATAGTATCAAGGTATACATCTAGAAGTTCGCCACCCCTATGCACTACAGCAAAATCATTATCCATAAAGACCTCGTACAAATACACCAAGGTCAGTCCAAATGTAATATTTTCTTTAATTTTGGTGTAGTTATCTGCTAAGGTACGGTACAGCCATGTAGGAGGTGAATATGACCAGCGGTGATTACCATAAGATAACCATTCACCTTGGTCATCCAATACTTGCCCTCCCAGCATCTTCTCAAGTAGAATATGATGAGGGTCCCAGTTAAGCCATCCGTCCATCCTCACAAAAAAGGGAGAGTCGGGGTATTTACCATTCTCCCTTAGCATTCCAGGCAGACAAGCTCGTCCCAGTTCCTCTATACTAGAATCTTTAGGGATAATATTACACCAATGTACATCAGCCAAATCATAAGTTCGGGAAACTATATTAGACCTATCTTCTGTAATGGGCTGTATAGCAACATTATCAGTGTCAATATAACTACCACCCCACCTATACAAAAATACAATACGGTAAATATCACAAATAACTCTCGGGTCGATAATGGTAGAGCCATAAATCTTCCTGGCGAGCGCGTTCTTTTCAAGGGGAGTATAACGAACTAAATCATCATAAGTATACCGAACTATAGTAAACTTAACATCTTTATGGGCATAATCCTCAGGCTGCGCGTCATTTGAAAATAAATAAACAGTCTTCTTTGGATTAAACTTAGAGGTAGTCCATAAAGCTGTTTTAGTTATATCTGCTCTACCTGAGCTTTTCTGCACTTCAAAAGGGTAATTACCATTCTCCCAGAAGAAAAATATATTATCCTTTGAGGGGGTTAAACCATTATCAGGGTCAGTTAAGTTTATTACATTTATACGCGATTCTATCATTAGTTGTGTCCTCCTCTGTGTACCCTAAAGAAATTAGAACGGGATGAACTAAATCCTTGTGAGGGTACCTGTTAACATCATCAAAAATTATTATACCATCTTTGACCATTTTCTGGTCGAAGTAATGAATAGCTTCTAACACACAAGAAGTTTTATGGTTACCGTCGATTAAAACTAACCTGTACGAATTAAGCATGCTAGGCTCTTCTTTATAAATAGGAACGCCATCTGCAAAAATTTTATAGAAATCTGAATCAGTTAATTTAAAGTAAAGGTAATCTTGCTTATTCTCATGTGCAAAATTAAATAATAGAGATTGAGTGTAATACCCTAACCTATTCGTGTACCCAGGATAATTGGCATTATCTTCTATCCGATGTTGATTCCATTCATAGTCCCAGAAAGACATATTACCGTAAGGGTCGATGCCTATATGTATATTCGATTGACCTGCCTTAGCGAACGTCTCCATAACTAGTTTCGAGCTCCCACCTTTATAAACACCTACTTCTGCTGTGCCTCCATCCAAGTGTAGGATACTAGTGCAGCATCTTATGGTTTGAGATGCAGTCGGACCATCTGGAAACATACCAGTATGCTTTGAGAAGTCTTCAATTACAGGGACATTAGAAGCGTTATCATCGAAATCCACAGGGGTAGCTTCTTCAGGTACTGGCTTCCACTCCTTAACCTTTAACTCAGGAAGAGTATCTTTTAAGGTGCCATACAATTCAAATTTGGCACGTAAAGTATCCTTCTCTTTTTCCGTAAACTTCTTAGTACCCTGAAAAGATTCAGTACTCTTCTCGTCCAGTAACTCAAAAACTCGCGTATAATCTACCCATACATCTGTGGTTGTGAGGATTTCCCCCTCCCCAGTATCAGTATTGTTTCGAGCGTAATATTCAAAACCCTGAGAAAGATGCCCATTGACATGCAAGGAGCCATTCCAAACATATACGTAAGTCGGGTCAGCAGCCCCTTCAAGAATGGTATTCCCGTAAACCCACTTCTTAACGTCTTGCTGCCATTTAGGGTGAGGGTGTTGAGGCGCTTTAAGGTCTCCTGGATTTCCAAAACCTGAAGACTTTAATAAATTTGTGGAAATTATGTTACTACCTTCACAGCTATTACATACAGGTTTAACGGTATCTACTCTATCTTTATCATGCATCCACATCAATTGAATTTCTGGCTTGTAGGCATCCCCTCCAGTCTCCTCCAGACGTTTAATGCCTTGAGTTAAGTGCCAAGGGAAATACATATCATCATCATCCCAAATAGCAGTGTATTCGCCATTGCAAAACGTTATTGCGCTATTATACACGTCAACTATAGAATCAAACTCCCCCGCATTGATAAGCTTTATATCACTCCTACCACTCAACTCTTCGCTTAGAGTAATAGGAACCTTATGATTATTAAATATTATAAGCTCTTTATCTTTATAACTTTGATTATCATAATAAGCAACTGCTTTAGAGAGAAACTCAAACCTTCCTTTCGTAGCACATAAACATGTTACTTTAGGTCGGTGAGTAGGAGGTCCTTTGTATTGATTGTCTTCCATAATAGTATTTAATAGTGTTCTCCTAAAACCTCAGAAATAAATTTAGGAGGGTGTTTCAACCCTATCTCTGCGTAAAGAACGAAATCCGATTGCTCGCGTTTATCTTTCCATCCCCCTATACCGTGCCACACCCATCTCTTTGCTACTAATTGCATGCAATCGATATTGCCATACACAACGGGGTTCCCTGTAAGGACCGTATATTTACTATAATCCCTTTCAGGCTGGTACCCTCTCCACTGCTGTCCGTGTTTATCAACGTGTGTTATCAGCCCCATCATTTTTACAACAAAGACTAGAACATCATCCGAGTAAGTAGAGAGAACTTCCAGGCAATCGGGATGCAGAACGTTGTCTGGGTTAAAATGAATAATGTATTCGCCTTTAGCCTTATTTATACCAAAGTCACGAAGGGAATGACCCCAATCATTATAACGCTTCTTAGTGCAGACTACTTCGACTGGGAAATCTTCTTCAGTAAGAAGAGGACCATCATGAATACAAATAATCTCGAAGTCTTTACACGTTTGATTTAGAATGCTATTAACCCCACGCAAAAAAGTATCATGGTCGATACTTCCCTGGTAATGAGGCATAATAATACTAAATCTAGGAGAGGTCACTCCCCACCCCTCAAGTAAGAATCCTTGTCAAGGGATTTCCTAGCAGTACTACTAGTAGGCACTCGCATAATAACGTGAAACTGTAGGGCTGGGAGAGCGAAGCCTAAAATAAAGGCTATAAAGCCGATACCCGCTACTATAAAACTAACTGTTTCCATCGTCTGTACCTGCATCTTCTTGTTTGTGTTTAAGCGTACCTTCTTTGGCCTTTATAATCTCATTATAAAGTTCAATTCTTCCGTATACATTTTTGTTGATATCAAAATGCTTATCGACTACCTTTTTAAGGTTCTGACCCATCTCACGTGTATGTTTAGGGTCCTTAATACATTTGGTAAGGTACCTAACCCAGTCCTTTTTAGGGTTATCGGAATCAATAAGATACCCTGTATGACCATTAAAGATAGTCTCGTCATAGCACCCTACATTAGAAGCTACGAGAGGTACGCCATACCTACCACACTCAGCAACCTTAATTTCAGATTTTGAGTCATTGAAGTTATTCATTTGAAGGGGGGCTATAGCGATATCAATGTTAGTGTACATCTTACCATAATTCTCAGCAGGTAGGGCTCCATACACTTGAAAATTGTGATGTCTAATACCATGACTCAACATATTTTGATAATTATCCCACACATCTTGTTGCCAGTCAGGCTCAGGCTTACCCGTCTCCTTATTGATAGGCATAGGGGGACGACCATACCAACCCCAATGTACATTCTCAGGACCTGCTCTAGCGTTTACAGCCATTGCTACTCCAGGGAACTCCTTAACATCCTCTTCATGGTGAATACCTCCAACCCATCCTATCCTAGTTAGCTTCTTTCTAGGTGGGGGTAACTTAAGTTCATTCCATGCAGGTAGGTTAAAGTCGATTGCGTTTTTAATAATAACCAAAGCACGACCAACATGCTCAGCTATCCTCTCCGCAAACTTTCTCTGGGTAACTGATACAATATCTACCATACCATAAATTCGCTTAGTTAGGTCTGCGAGTTTATTATCTTTATAAGCGCCAAACAACCTATGACCTTCATACAAATCAGTAAGCAAGTCATCATTATCGTAATGCGTTAACTTACCTGCAAGCCCTGCGCGGTGCATCAACTCCAAGGTGTAATTACCTCCGAAGTTATGAATGTTCTGATGGAAAACTACGTCTGCCCATTCAATGTTTTCAGGAGTCCAATCCTTTAAAATAACAGGCTTACCATCTTGGTTAGCTTGCATAGCTTCTTTATCCCATCCTAGAGGGTTCATATCCATACGGACTTCAACCTCATCAGAGTGCAACTCCTGCAATTTATTACAAGGGAGGATGACACGATAATACGCGCATCCTCCCTCGTTTGCAGGACAAGCTAAAATCTTCAACTTGTCTTTTTTCATATTTTTAGTCTACTTTAAGGCTTTTAAGGTTGGATAGAAAATCAGTGTCGTCATCATCCTTGGACTCAGGAGTCCCCTTTCCACTTGGACCACCAGCCACAAGAGTCTCTAGTTCCATTGCCATCGTCTTAAGGTCATCATACTCAGCAACCTTTACAAGGCCATGAATATCATGAAGCTCATCCATCCATTCTGAAGCCTCTTTTTTAGTACCTGCTTGGCTCTGTTTAGGTTTAGGCCCAGACTTGTCGTAATTAGGCCACTGCCCTTGAGTATCTTTCACGACCTTGAAATCCCAGCCTTCTTCCAAGCTAGTAATATCACCATAATCCTCATCAAAGAAGCAATCGAGAATCTTACCGAAGAGCTTCATACCCATGGAAAGAATCTTTACACTACCGTCTCGGCGGTCTACAACATTTGTGTAATAACGTTTGCGGGGCTTAATCTGACGAGCGAGGTCTTGAGCCTCATCCTTCATCGGACCTTCCACCTTCCACAATCGAAAATACAAATCACATACAGGGCAGTCGCCGCCTTTTACTCGGGGGCAGTGATGATTTTTATCGTTGATACGGTGAATTGCCGTCTCAGCGTAGAATTCAGAACCCTCTTCTTTAGGAGGGAGAACACGAATAACCGAAGTACCTTCTTCCATCATGAAGAATTTCTTAAGGAAATCATCGTTACCGCCACCACTTTGGGCTTTCTGAATTTGTTCGTACTTTTTACGTAGCTCGTCTAAGTTTACCATTGTTTTTTTATTGTTGAAATTAGTTTTGAATAGATATCACAAGCCAGAGTGGCGTGCGGTTTCCCTTCATTCTGTTATAGTCTAACTGGTGTAATTATCCCCAATTAATTTGGATTCTGCTCGTTTATTAGCAGATATTTGGACTAGCATATCCTTCTGATGGTCAAGGGAGTTAAGGATGTTTTTCGCTAAGTAATACTTGTGCGATGCTTCTTGGTAGGCAAGCTGTGCTTTGGCTACTGATTCGCAGGTAATAACGTAGGAGTCTAAAGCCCTGTCGGTAGCTTTCTTACCCTCCTCTATAAACTCTTGGCGTCTTTCCTCTTTAACACTAGCCTCTTCACGGTCACGCTTAAACCCAAAGTTCTCCATCTCCCGTTTGGCGTAAGCAAGAACCGCGCCAAAAAATGCGTATACTCCTGTATGAGTAAGAAGTGCCTGCTCTACGCTATGCTCATTGATATTGAGATACTTTTTAGTTATATCCAAATACGAAGTTTCGAGGCTGTGATACGTGGTTTGAATATCATTCATGAGGACTAAAAATAAAGGTGAATAGTTCAGGGTTTAACCCTGCAAATTGCTGTATCATATTTGAAGTTACAGTTGTTAAGTACTCATTACCTAGTGTAGGCATCTCATCATCATCTCCTAGCCCATAACAATCAAAACCTATATGGCAAATTTCATGAAGTAGAGTTCCTTTGTAATCTTCAGGGCATTGATTGGGGTCAATCGTAAGAAGGCATTTAGGGAAATCAACACAACCATAAAGGTTATCCTTAAGAAGACCTTGTTGCTTAATAGTAAATGTTTTGATGCCAGTATAAACAACCATAGGATGTTCTAGCTTAGGGAATTTAGGTGTCATTTGATGTGGTTTGGGTTATTACTAGTCTAGTATAATCAATAGCGATGGGGGTAATGAATCTTGCCCGACCATTACGAGACTTCATAAGGTAGAGTCTAGCTAGACCCTCATCGAATTCCTGTTCGGTTTGGTTAATTGAAAAGACTAAATCGCAAACTCGGATTTTTCCATACGAATCAGCAAGCTCCGAGTCTGTAATAATGCTGACCTTTTTACCTTCTCGATTCGTTTGGGTTGCAGTCCAAACAAGACATTCGTACTCACTAGCACACCCACGAAGTTCTTGTGCGAGGCGTTCTTGCCCTGCGTACTCCGCCATGTCTTTCTCCGTCTTCATCAACTCAAGGTAATCCATTACAATTACATCAGGAGTAAAATCTTCATAGTTCTTTAACTGGTTGAGGTAAGCTCGTAGTCCAGTAACAGAAAGCCTCTTGCAGGGAAACTCTTTAATAACAAGACGACCTCGTTCCTCCCACTGCTTTGAAATAGTATCCAACCGTTCTTCAATGTCGTCTACACGATTCGCCAATTCCTTTTGCTGAATTCTCGTAAAGATACTATCCAATCTTTGAGCAACTCTATCCTCTGCCATTTCAAGAGAGATGTACAGAACATTATGCCCATCCAATACAGAACGGGCAGCTTGATTTGCCAAGAACAAGGACTTACCTACCCCTGGAGGGGCTACAACCATAGCCATCTCTTTATGTGCAAGACCGCCCTCAAGAGCCTCGTTAATACTCTCGAAAGGGGTACGGAACTTAGGAACGATAGCGGCATTATTTAGACGCTCCCACCTTTCTTTAACATCGGTAAAGTAATCGGTTCCTAGGTCAACGTTTCTATTAACAGAAAACGCATTCCTAACCTCCTCTTCAATAGCTCCAAAATTCTTTTTCTTTAGGTGGTCAACGGATTTAAGAATAGCATCCTTAACAGCCTGCTCCTTAGCAAACTCCTCTACCTTATCAAGATAGAACTCCTGGTTATCAATAGATTTTTCATCAAGCCCATTAATAGCCCCTAACTCGTCTCGGTAATCTCCGAATAACTCATTAGAGGTTAAAGTAGACTTGGTTTCTTCTAGAAGCTGGTCGTCCGTTGGGAGCTTCTTGTATTGTAGGAAGAAATTGGTGATGACGGTATACATCTTTTGGTGGGACGGGAACTCGAAGTACTCGTCCTTGACCATTGGCATAATCTGCAAGAGGAAAGCCTCGTCAGATTTTGCCAGATAAATGATACCCCTTTGAATTGAATCTTGAAATTTGTAAGCCACGACCTATTATAGTCCCGTCATGTTAATTCCTGACCCCGTACTGCCAAAACCCCCAGAACCCCTAAAAGTCTCTTCCTCTATAAACTCAGCGGCCGTCACCTCTTGAAGGATTGCGGTAGGCAGTTTAGATAGCACTAGCTGAGCTATACGTTCGCCAGCCTTTACTGTAGTATTAGAGGGGGAAATACACGAAAGGGCAATCTTTACCTCACCACGATAATCCGAATCTATGGTGCCTGGAGAGTTAGGTATAACACACCCACGCTTACACATAGAGCTTCGTAACCGTAACTGACCTTCGTACCCTTTAGGGATAATGATATGAATACCAGTACCTAGTATTTTTGTGGTACCCGTAGGTATGACAGCATCCTCAGTTATAGCTAAATCGAACCCAGCGGACTCCTCTGTATGAAACTTAGGAGTAGGATTCTTAGACGTGTTTAAGATTTTTATAAATATCATTAGTCTTCTATTATAGTACTTTTTCGAGCCTTTTCAACACCTTCAACTTCTTTGCCTACTGATTTTTTAGACACCTCGGCACGGGCTTTAGCTTCTGTATCACTTACGCGATTAAAACCCATATCTTTAGCCCCTTGCTCATCTAGAGTGTACCCTGCATAGGGTCTTTGAGAGTTATAGTCAGAATGTTCTTCCTCCCCCCCTAAAATGCTATTTTTGGCAGCGGCAATTTCTTTCCTCATCCATTCATGCTCCGCATCAGCGCGGTAGGACCTAGTTTGGAACAAGTAACCCCCCTTAACTGAGACATTGGCTACTCCCAAGGAGTAATCTCTTTCAGACCACCCCTTACACTCACCCTCACCGCATGGAAATCTAATATTACCGCTCTCAGAACGCCCAAACTCTTTTTCAATATCAGCGTAATCAGTAAAGGAAATAATTAATTCGGTAGCAGTACGACAGTTTAAACAAATATGGTTATAAATAGGCATTATAGTTTTTTAACCTTTGAGATGTGGTTCTCCTTAGTAACTTCTAAGATATCCGACCAGTCTTCTATAAGAGACGTCAAATTATCGTTATGAGTTATAATAAATAATCTTTTCGTTAAGGTTATTTGTTGTATTAACTCATACAACCCTTTTATACCCTCCTCATCTAGCGAGTCAGCGATTTCGTCAAAGAATACGACATTGGACCTTTCCTTTCCTGTAAGGAGAAGGAGGTCGTTTAGAGCCAGCATGACGGAAAGGGATAGTTTCTTCTTTTCTCCCCCAGACAACGTACTGAAATAAGAAGTCTTCTTTTTATTGAGGATAGTTTCTTGTAGCAGGTCATCAAATTCTATGGAGAAATTACCTTGAGTTAGAAACCCAAGATAGTAATTAGAACGCTCATTGAAGAATGAAAGGATATTACGGATAACATACTTAACTAAACCTTGTTCTGAGAATGCAGTCTCCCAGAACCTCATAAGGTCGTACTGCTTTTGAGCAGTAGACATATCCTCTATATGCTCTTTACATATCTGCTTCTGAGTCTTGAGTTGACCTTTTAATATTTCAATTTCCGCTTCAAAAGATTTAACCTTTTCGATAAGGTCGAAATCCTCAAGCTGGATAGGAAGTTTGACTTCTGACAACTCCTTCCTTATCTTATGAACAAAGGGTAATATGTCCTCCATATCCTCGCCTGATTGCTTAGCGATTTTTTTATCTTCTTGTAACATTTCCCAGATATGGAAAGATACTTTATCACAATGTTCGCATTTACCGTTCTCGTATTTTTCAATACGCGCTAAGGCACGTTCCGCAATACCACGAACCTCATTTTTCTTGGAAAGTAGACGGTTATACTCTACCTCTAAATCATGGTTCTTGCGCTCTATCTCTTGTATCTCTGAAATGGTATGGCTTTTAACAAAAGCAAGCTTTTCGGGGGTAAGGGATTTATCAGCCTCCTTACACATCTTCGTAAGGTCATTTTTACGGTCACGTATAACACCCAATTTAAAGTTAGCATCATCAACTAAGGTGCTGTATACTTTCTTATCGTTATTGTTCTTTGATTTTATCGCCTTAATGTGTTGCCTCTGCTTAAACAACTCAGAGACGCTTAGAAAGTTCTGGATGATGGTTCTCTTCTCTTCCGCGCTTGCGGTGAGGAAGTTGGTGGAGTTCCCTTGACCGAAAACTATCGAGGCTAAAAATACGGACGAATTCGTATTAAGGATACTCTCTAGATATTTTTGAGTTTGATTAACCCCCTCTTTGGTGCAGTTCTCACCGTCAACCCTTACTTTAAGCATGGGAGGCTTTTTAGTCCTCTCAATAACCACGTTATCGTTAACTCGTATGGTTACTCTGCATTTACCTTTCGTATTAAGATTGCCGAGGCTCTTTTCCGTAGTCTTCCTGATAGTCTTTCCGAATAAAGCAAATGCAACAGCCTCAATAATGCTACTCTTCCCAGCACCATTTGAAGACTTTGGCTTGGTATCGTTATTAACTCCAACTACACGGACAAGCTCCGAGAAATCCTCGAAGTCTACCTCTGCTTCTTCAATAGATAAGAAGTTTTCTATTTTTATTGTATTAAGTTTCATATTCTCGTATCTCCTCTAAAGCATCTAGTAACTCAGCCTTGGAGAAAATAGTGTTTGCATTATCAATGTATTCGTGGATAATATTATCGTCAACCGTCAACAGCGAATCGTAATCTATATGTGATACTTCATACTTCGGAAGTACATCATCAAAGACAATTTCCAAGTGATTTACTTTATGTTTCTTTAGTAGAATTTCTGTTAACTCTTTTTCACTAGCAGCGTCAAGAGTATCTAATTTAACTCGTAAAATAGTAAAGAACGAGTCGAAGCGGTAACGTTGTGAGTCAGCTTCAATAGAATGCAGCGTAGAGGTGACGTGTCGAATACCGAAATCAATAGGTTTACGGATAACTTCCACCTCCCCATTTCGAATAATTAGTTCGTGTATGTACTTCTGTGCATTAGCCTCCCCGAAGGAGGTTGAATACTGTGTCCCAAGCACATAGACATTTTTACCGTAAATCTTTGGTTTGTGTATATGACCTAGGAAAACCAAACGTTTCTTACCGAAATGAGACCTTTTAATATAAGACTCATACTCGTAAGAACCATTAGCCACACAACCGTCAAACCCGAAGTGGCCGAAGACATGATTAGTACTGGCTTTAAGGTCCCGCACTATGAGTCGCTCGTCCTCGTAATGAGGTATGAAATCGAAATCTACGGTATCAAGACGAACGGTTGTAGTTTCTGAAAATACAGTTGCAATATCAGAAAACAAGGATAAAGTAGTTTTCGTAGAACCGTCTTTAGCTATGGTGTCGTGATTACCACGGTTAATGTATATTTTTTTAGTATGAAGACCTTCTAGTAACTGTCTAAAAGCTAATAATTCAGCACCTTTTGGATTCCTTCTATGGAAGATATCGCCATTGATTATAACTGAGTCTGGGGGTTTCCTGTTTACGAGCTTCGTAAGGGTGGAAATCTGAGACTCTAGATATCCAGGCATGTAGTCTGACCTTAAGTGCAGGTCAGTTAAAAGAACTGTTCTATGCATCTTGGAAGAATGATTGAATTTTCGGGGCATTAAGTAATTTACCTTTGGGGCTAAACTCAGCCTCCATTAAGTGTCCGAAGGACGTACCAACCTCAACATCTACTTCAAAGGGTACTACGAAATCAATTCCGTACATCCCCTTAAAATCATCAGTCATAGGTAAGACCACTTTGAGTAGCGTAGCTACTTTCTCTATATCCTTTTTATCGCATTGTACCTCTACTGAGTCGTGTACTGTTGCTAAGATATCAAAATCTAAGCCCGTAGCTGCTCTGTACTTGTGTAATCTGCGGATAGAATGAAGCATAAGGTCCGAGGCAGAACTTTGAATGACGAAGTTCATACCTTGCCGAAGGGCGCGATATTGGTATTTCTTAAGGGGGCTCTTAATATTAGGTAGGTGCCTACGTCTGCCAAAAATACTAACCGCGTAAGAGTTTTCCTTAATGAACTTGTGAATACTAGTAATCCATTTGAAAACCTTAGGGAATGAGTCCTGATAAGCTTTAAAAATACCCTTGCAATAGCCTACACTCTTACCTATCTGCTGAGAGAGCTTGTTAGGACCCCCTCCATACACGATAAGGAAGCTAACGGACTTTGCAATCTGACGCTCCTCCTTGGTCACATCATCGGCATTCTTTCCAAACACCAAAGATGCTGTAAACCTGTGCAGGTCTTTTCCTGAATTGAATGCTTGGATGAGAGCTTTATCTCCGCAGCATTGTGCAAGTACCCGAAGCTCCGCTTGAGAGAAGTCTGCGGCGAGAAATGCCTTCCCTGGGTCGGCTACCATAAGTTTACGGATATTAACAGCATCCCCCTCAACATCTCTTGGCAGTGTATGGAAAGATACTCCCTTCTTTTTACCGCTTACATTGTAAGTGGAGCAAGACAGTCTTCCCGTAACCACAGTGGCGAAGTTATACTGCGAGTAGATTCTACCATCCTCATTATACTCAATAGCTTTCTCTACACCTTTAACGTAAGTTCTATGCTGTTTAGTACGGTACTTATATTTTAGAAGAGTTTGAATAAACTCCTTTGCTTTTTTGTTGGTAGTAGCCGCTAAAACCTCGGATAAATGCTCGTCACTAATCTGAGGCATCCTAGTCTTCTCAGAGAACATACTAGGAGTTAAATCAAACCCATCGGATGTAAACAATAATGACCCCATCTCTGGTATAGAGTTAGGGTTTACTTCCCCTACGGGAGATAGCTCTTGAATCTTGGCTTTAAGGTCCTCTAACTCAGTAATAAGGGTATCATCTAGAACTTTAAGATAATCAGTATCTACCTTAATACCAAAGTTCTCAACCATGCTTAAGATAACAAGGATGTCCTTTAGAAGATTATCATAAACTTTATGAACCTCCTTCTCCTTCATCTGCTGTTTAAGCACATGATAAGCCCTGAGCGTAAAATCGCAATCCATGGCGTTACCAAACGCCAAATCATCTAAGGGCATGTTAGCCCAAAAATCTGGGTCTTTCTTAGCTTGTTTGGCTACTGTTAGCATTGCGTAGGTTTTCGAGGTATAAGGTAAATTCTAGGAGGGTGAATACTTTACACTTTGTATCTCTGCATGATTCTCGGAGCCAATTAATCGCCCCGTCACGAAAGCCGTCGCCGTGTGTTATTATAATAGTCTCTGCCTCATCTACTTTTTGAGTGAAATTCATCATTAAGTATGGAAGCTTCTCGTCAACGCTTCCTGCTGACTGCTGATACTTACATTCAATGCGTATATCGCGTCCCTGGTACCGCAAAAGAAACTCACTTCTACATTTAGTACCGTAAATGCTCTCGTAAGGTGCGTTCTTTAGTAGAACATTATCAGTAGTAAGCCGCTCCTCTTCTTTAGGCCATTTACGGCTAGGGATTTCTAGAGCTTGAGTTATAGCATCTTCAATTATATCTTCGAACTTTGCACCGTTCGTAGCAGCTTTTCGGCCTTGGGGGTCAATTTTCATAATCATTTTAAAACTCTTCAAGTTCCCTAGGCCAATGTTCCTTTACTATATCCATAAGACCGTGAGGTTTATTCTCATCTACGAGAGAGTGCATGATTTGAGTGTCATGTATGTTGTTAAAGGTAGGAACTCCCCAGTTTTTAAGGAACTTTAAATCAAACTTGCAGTTATGAAAGATTTTACCGATGGAGGGGTCCTTCAAAAGCAGCGTAAAGCTGTCACGGACACGTGAGATATCATCATCAGAAAGTTCGGACTCTCTATGATAAATTGGGATAACGAAGGCTTCTCTATCTCCAGTAGCAAGACCAATGGATGTAATCTTATCTTTTTTGTAGTCCAGCCCTGTAGTTTCAATATCAATTGAAACGATATCCTTAGTACAGGCGTGCTTCATAGCTTTAAGCGCGGAGTCAACATCGTTGTGAAGATTATAAGTCGAGTTGGCTAGTTTATTTTTACCTAGAATAAACTTATCATAAGCGTTATCTATATCCTGTATAAAGAGAGTCCTAAGTTTAGGCTCTGAGTAAATAGAGAATGGGTGGTAAAGAGGCACTACAGGAACACTCTTACCATCCACATCAATCCAAAACTCCTTACCTCTCTTAGTGCCAATACCAGACTTCCTCAAAAGAGTCTTCATGGCTAGATTTCCTAGTACGAAGATAAGGTCTGGGTCAGCGGTCTTGATGTTGTCTTCTAGGAGGGGGCGATTCTCATGAATCATTGCAGTAGTCGCATCTTTCTCAGAAACCCCTAGGGATTTGATAGCGGCAACAAACTGATACTCGTCCCGTTTTAGTTTAGTCTTTTCAAGTAGTTGGGTTAAGACCCCAAATTCGTTGTCTTTAAATGAAAAAACTTGACCTCGCTGATTAACACAAGAGTCGTGAATGAGCATAATATGCTCTGAACCCACCGTATCAAGGTGAGCATTCTCAGTTTTTTCAAAACTTTCTAGTAGTTCGTCTATATTCATCGTCTATAACAGGTTATGGTGAAGAAAAAAAATCATTACCTCGACAATAAAAGATTCGAAGAGATTATTAAGCTCTATTTAGTGGACCCTGAGGAGCACGAAACTGAACTAGTAATGTTGCTTGATATACTTATTACAAACATTTTAAAGTCTTTTAAGTTTAAGGTAGACCCTGACGATGCTAAGCAAGAATGCTTCATGCTGGTATTCAAGACATTAAAGAACTTTAAGTCTGGAAATGGTTCAGCTTTCAACTACTTCACGACAGTTATTGTAAACAACCTAAAGTTGATATACACTAAGGATAAAAAGTACCACAAGAAGCTTCAAGATTATAAGGACGCCATCCTAGGCCCAAACCTAAACGCTACGCGGGAATACGAGGACCCTTACGCACCTTCTTCTTTTTCTTCTTCTTCGGTCTAGGGTTAAAGAAGCTATGCACTCTAGGGTACTCAACGTAGACTTTAATATCTCCGTTAATAACCTCTACTACAGTAGGTGCGCTAGAAATAGAGAAAGCAGCAAACGCGTGGGGTAGTTCCCAGCTAGAGATAAGGTAACACACCTCGTCCCCCTCTTTAGAAGCCCACGCCTCAGCCTCCTTTATCACCTTATTAGACCATTTATCCCAGTCGGAATAATACAATAAGGTGTAACTACTACTCTTCTTATTCTTTAAAAGGGAATTAAGAACCTTTTCGTCTTTAGCTGTTAGACTTTTCAATACTCGCATCGAGTTCGCTCAGGTTAGGGACTTCTAAAACAACTTCGGAGTCAACAGGCTGTACGCCAGCAGTTTCCAGTACTTCGGCTTTCTCTTCTTCGGACATGCCCTCGATAGCCTTATTAACATCATCCATAAAGCTATTAAGCCCACGGAACATCATAACTTTAGCGAACTCGCCATCGGACATTTTAGAATCCTTCCCAATTACCGCGCCTTTTACTGCGTTCCATTGAGATGATTCTGCTTGAGTTAGTTTCATGTAAATCTTCATACGTCTTCCTTCATTACGGATTTTAAAAACCCAATCATTAGTTTTTAGGTTTATTTTGGTTTTTTCGACTTTCATAGAATATGTCCAATTTAAGAAATATCTTAGGGAATGGGGAATTCGGCAAAAAGCCGAGGGTTAATAGTAAGAGAAAGGGTGCTAACTTCGAAAGAAAAATGGCTCAAATGTTTAATGAGCGGTTTAAAACTACCGAGTTTAACAGGACCCCTGGTTCGGGAGCATTTGGGTCAACCCATCAACTCCCACAACATCTTATAGTCCATGGAGACCTAATAACGCCACAAAATTTCAAATATACTATCGAATGTAAGAGTGGCTATACGCTAGAGCTTGATGACCTGTTCAAACCTACCAGTAACTTCTTCAAGTTTATTGAACAAGCCAAAGGGGATGCTCAAAGATGCTCTAGGGAGTGGATGCTTATCTACAAGAAGGACAGGCGTAAAGAGCTTGTCGTCGTAGACGGTCCCTTAGCGTGTCTAACGCACTTCGTTGTTGTAGGCGACAACTATTACGTGTATCTCCTTAAAGACGTTCTAGCGCTGCCTGAAGCCTTCTGGTTCAACTAAAGACTCTACCCGCATCGTAATCCACTACCTTAGCGTCAATAGTCTCTCCTTGCTCTTTAGCGATGAGACGAATGAGGGCTAACGCTTTGAGAGCTTTACTTTTACCAGGGAAACCACCCTCAAACTCCTCACCCTCATGTTTGACTTTTAAACAGAAAGGGAATAGGGTAGTAATAAGCTTATCTCCAACCTGTTGAGGGTCCCCCACCTCCATAGGAGGGAGTTTCTGTAGGATACGGGAAAAAGGAGACCCTGTAAAGGACTCTTCTTCTTGACTTTCTGGGTCTTCTCCCATAGTACCTTCAACGGACTCTCCCACGGACTTTTTCTTATTAGAAACCTTTCTCTTAGAAGACTTCTTCTTGGAAGACTTCTTCTTGAGAGGAGGGGGAGGCGTTTCAGAAGTTTCTTTGCTATCCCAATCTTCGAGGTCAGGCTTTCTAGTTAAAGGTGTGGTAGTCGCAAACGCCTTTCTTCCTTCAGTGGGGAGTTTAGCTTCCCCTTGAAGTTTACGACCTCCATTACCCGTCTTCTTGGCAGTTACCCTCGTATCCGAAATAGTATTACCATCAGCGTCATGAATTTGAGAACTGCTCGCAGTAAGGGAAGCTGTTCCATTACCTGCAAAGAGTCTTTGTGCTACTCCATCGTATATACCATGATTAGTGCTAAGAGTAAGATTCCCTGGAGAGCCTCTGAACATAACCTCATCATCAAAAGTACCAGCCGAAAATACAAAATCATTATATGCAGCGGCTCGGGCATATTCAGGGTCTCTTTGAGCCCTTTGCATTCGTTGAAACTGCCATAACTTTAGAGCGGCAAACCTCGCGCCTGATTGGCCTTTTTCCTTTAGCTTAGCCTTAATACTTTTTAATTCCGCTTTATAAGCCGCGTCAGCTTTACGACCATCGGCAACGCTAGTTCCAGCCGCATGAGAAGGAGGATACCTTTCCAGTTCTGATAAGTAAGCTGTAAGGTCCGCTCTATTCGGGTCACTTAAATTTCCAATCTTAGCTTCAATGTTCTCGCGCATTACACGGTCAGTCTCTACCGCCTGAACACAACTCTGCGCATCATCTGCTGTCATAGCCTCAGATTTCACGGCCCTATCTAAAAAAGAGCTATGTAACCTATCAGACGTTAACCTGTAACGTTGTGCTAAAGCAATCTGTGCGGTAGTGGCCTTGCCTGCCGTAGGGATAGAAGCATAAGCCTTATTTAAAGAGCTAGAACCTATTACCGTGTCACCATCCAACGCTTTATAGTTTTTGACCGATAAACTCAATTTATAGTTACCGTTTGCATCTTTATACACAGCACTTTTAAAAGGGTCATTCATTTTTTCAACAGCTTCGGGTGTAAGAATAATATCTACATCAGATTTGTACCCCATCTCACTAGCTTGAGAAGGTCGGCAGACACCTAAAACTCCATCTTTAGGTATACCCGCCAGTTCGAAGAACAGCTCTGTTTGCATAGCGGCTTCTGTCATAGCCGCTCGGATTTCGTCTTCAGGTCCTACGCCGAGGCTCTGCAACCTTTTAAAATATTCAATTTGGTCGAACTCATCGCTCAATAAAGCAGCCTCTAGGTACTCCGTGTTTGCAGTCGATAAAGTGTGAGCGTCCATTAAACGAAGGTGTAGGTGCTTAAGCGCCTCCCTCTGTTGCTCTTTATCCCCCGCTAAAAGAGCAATTTTAATCTCTACAATATCTTCAGTAAGCTTACCATCCCTATCATTTTTTCCTGATGATTTAGATTTACCTACAGCCATAGGGTAGACTTTTAAAGCTTCATCGTCGGATATAGTTTCTGGCAGTACTCCTGAAGGCAGTAAACGTACACCTCGTAAACCCTCAAGGCTCTCATTTAAACCCGTACCAAACGTAGTGCCATAGGTATTATGGTCCTCAAGCGCAAGTTCTTGCAAGGCGTCGAAAAGTTCGGCATCAGCATTTAACCTACCAAAGAACACTCCTTTTGTACCTGTGGAACCTCTAATAGTAGTAATTCTAAGGGCTTGCCTCTCCTCCATAGTAAGCTTACCTTCGGGTATTATTCTGTGAAGGGAACCAGAAGTCTTCCAATCTGCTAATTTTACAGTTTCTACTTTTTCAAGAGCCGTAACTAAAGACACGACACATAAAAGAGCTTGCTGCTTAGCCTTATTAGCCATTTCACGTCTAGCTCCGCCCATAATAGAAGCCAACGCTCTCCCTATCCTAGTACGTGCGAGAGGAGTATTGACAGTCTTCTCTAGCTTCTCTACAGTCTCTTTCGAAGCGCCCTCGCTCATACCTCTTGCGTCTACAAAGAATTTCTCTATAAGTTTACGTTGCTCGGGGGAGAACTGTACACCTCCCTCCGCACTACCAATCACACCAGTACCGTCACGGTTAATAAGGTCAGGCTGCGTAGGAGCCTTATCCCCCTCTCCTGCGGGAGCCTTATCCTCCTCTTCTGCGGGAGCCCACGCATTCAAAAGTTTTCGTGCCCATGACCCTGAATGGCTAAGTTTCGGCCACTCATTTTGCCAGCCTGCGTTATCAAGACTTTTATTACCTACATTAGACCCTGAGATGGTTACTTTCCCATCTTTTAAAACCATACTAATGTTTTTCTTCTTACCCTTACTGTATTGAAGTTGACCGCTAAGAGCGGCTTTAAAAGTCGCTTCAATTTCCCCCACAGCCGCTTGCTGCTCAGGCGTAGGGTCAAACGCTTCATTTAAAGTAGACGGAGTCCATGTCCTCTTCCGAAGTCCGCTGTAGGAAGAGAGTAGCTCAGTAAAAACGCTTGTAGTCATGTAAAAAAAAAGGTGGCTCCTAATATATTTAGGAGCCACCTCAGATATAATCTAATTATAAATTAGGTCAAGGGAGCGAGAATATCTTCGAACACATTATCACCATTCTTGAAGTACCCAACCATGTCGTACCTTAGGGTACACTCAATGGAATGGAATTCGTTAGAAGAGTAATTAAACTCAGCAAGCCTAAAGTTCTTAGGGTAACAGCCATATAAGCGTGCAACCCATTGAGGTTTACGAGTGTTGTCTAGAAGAACAACATCTACGGTACGCTTAAAGCCTCCTCCACCTTGGATAAGCTGCCCTGCGATGTTTGATGCAACGCTAGTTGAGTGGGTACCCGTAATTGGGTCATACGTAGTACGCATCCAATTGAAAAGTGCTTTAGCCGCATCACCTTTAAGAAGGTTGTCAAAAGTAACAACCGTCTCTTCAGTGGACGGACGCCCAGGATAGTAAAACTTGTCGTTAACACGGTCAACCATAATATCTTCAACGCTGTAGCCAATTTGGCCTACTTGCTTCGCAGCAAGAGTTAAAACGTTGTCAGGGTCGGTTAGACCAGTGTTTGCAAGAATACTTCCTACAACGCCTCCAATCCCATTAATGCGGATTAGCCAGCTATATGTACGATATGAATCGTACCGATGAAATAGTTCCGTGCCAGCAGTAAAGCCAGCTACGTCTAAGACTCGGCCTGTTTCGCCAAAAAAGTCTGATAAGTCTACATTAACCATAGTATTTGTTATTCTCCTATTTTATATAGCTTTCAAGCTATGAGGGTAAGTTAAGCCCCAGGGTTGCGCTTGTAAGGTTAAGCTCGAAAACGATAACTTCCGCCGCTTTAGTGGGCTGAAGAATTACTTTACACCATAACTCGCTTCTGTCGATGCGGATTGGAGTGTTGGTAGTGCCGTCACAGATAACCTTGAAATCTATCACACCTCGACGGCTCTTAATGTCAGCCATCATAGGTTCAACAGCGTTGACGATACGCTTCCAAGTTGCTGCGTCGTTAGGCTCGAAAACGAACTGTCGCGTGGATGCAATAAGCATCTTACGAATGACAATCATCAAGCGACGAACATTAATTCGGTCAAGCGCAGTTGCCGTTCTTTGAGTAGTGCGTTGACCCCACAGAACAATACCTTCAGTGGCAAACTTCTGTACAGGGTTAATGATATTTCCAGGACCGTAGAGAGCATCTCGGTCCCCTTGGGTTAGAACCATCTCCACATCAACAGGCTTCGTCAAACGACCTCGCACAAGACCCGCAGGAGCGAACCAAGCATCAAAATTGTTATCAGTAAAGGCCATCTGTCGAATCGCAAAGATATCGGGGGAGACGTACTCATCCACTTGCGTAAAGGTATTAAATAACTTCACCCAAGGCCAGTACACGCAGGCATAAGAACTATTAAGCGCGGCAGTTCGACCTTCCGCAGTTCCATTTGACCATGCAATAGCATTTTGGGGGGAAGTAACCCCTAATGGAGGGTTAGTTACAAACAGGAACTCTTGGGAATCCGCTGCAATAGAAATTGCGTTATTAACAATATTCTGTTCAGTACACCCAGGAATCGCTAAGATAGAGACATCAATGTCTTCCTTAAGAAAAGAGTAAATACCGTTAGCTTGGGCTGCATCTCCAATGACCGCAGCTTTTACATCTGGGTCAGCGAATGACATTCCAGCCGAAAGGTCACCGTTAATACCACTAGCATAATCGTAGGTACCATCAACTAACTTTCCGTATTTAATATCGGTTGCATTGAATTCACTAGTAACTGTATCTCCTGAAGCAGTAAAGATAGTAACCTTACCACCTCCGAAGCCCTCTCCCCAAGAAGTAGGTAATGTCCATAGCACGTCATCTCTACTCGAAAGGTCTACTGCAAATTCACCAATCATCAAATCAGATGTCTTGTTAGATTCATCAGCCGTACCGTTAAGAACGGCAGAAGGAGAAAGGTCAATCCCAGTAGCATTATAAACACACTCAACTTCGACCCCTTGCTCGGTACCCCCTCCTCTTAAGATGCTAAACTGGGACCTAGCTCCCTGATTAGACCTAGTAAGGTTCTGTAATCCAGTATTTTTAATACCATAGGTTTCAACGGTACTACTAAAGTTGTACCCTGCACCAGGATATAAACTGCGGGTGATATAACCACCACCACTTACAGCGGATAACTCGAACTCAGTTCCAGAAGAAGTAACTCCTGAAGCGACCGCAATATCTGCAACTCCGTTATTGGGGGTTAGCGTCATGTTACCGCTTACAGCAGATAGAGCAGCGTTGTTCGCAGACAAACTGCTGACAGTTCCATCTACGCCACCTGTAGTTCCTGGGGGGATAACACCAAATGACGCTGTTGAAGACCATGCGTAAATCTCGACTTCCGCGCCCGAGCCCGCGAACGAGCCGACAAAGTCACCAGTAGCGCTGGTTAGCCTGTTGAAAGATACAGGAGAATTAGGCGTAGTGCGAATATTGACCTGATTCATAATAGCATCAGCGCCTCCTACAAGGGAAGCGTTACTTGACGCTGCGGGGCAGTTGAAGATTAGGGGGGTAGTAGTCCTATCAAGTCCGACACCATCCTTAACGCTCACAATAAAGAGATAGTTGTTATTCGTAGTAAGTTCCGTGGCACCAACGTGAGGACAATTACCAACCTTAACACCAACCTCAGCTACAGCAGCATCAGTAGTAGCAGTTCGCGTAAAGTAAACTGTATTGGTTCGGTCTAGGATATGGTAAGCACCGATAAGACCAAAACCACCTTCAGCGTCATCGGGGCGACCGAATCTACTAACGAGTTGGTCCGCGTTGGTAACTAAAGTAGCTAATCCAACTGGACCTTGAGAGGCAAAGCCAAGAATCCCTACCGAAGTAGAGTTAAGGGACGGGCTGTAATCAGACCAGTCCTTTTCGATGACATATACACCAGGGCTAACGTATGCAGGCATGTTTTAATATTCTCCTATTAATTAAGCGTTTGTGATTTTAACCATTTGTCGCTGCTCAGCGACACGAATTAAATCAGTGATTGAATCGGTGGGGACTACAACCGACTGTTTTGAAGGAACCCAAATATGGTCAAATTGACCCGAAGGGGTCTTAATAATCACTTCAAGTCCTTGGTGAGTGGTATTTTTAATTTTCTTATAAACAGACATTAGGATTTTCCTCTACTATATTTAGAACACTCGCTCGCAAAACATCGCAGATTTTTTAAATTCGTATTGATTTAAATCTAAGGAGTCGTTGATTGAGTTGCTTGAGTCGTTGTATTAGTTCCTAGAGTCGTTGCTATAGTTGCTGTAGTCGTTGCTAGAGTTGATTGAGTTGCTTGAGTCGTTGTATTAGTTCCTAGAGTCGTTGATTGAGTTGCTGTAGTCGTTGCTAGAGTTGATTGAGTTGCTTGAGTCGTTGTATTAGTTCCTAGAGTCGTTGATTGAGTTGCTGTAGTTGCTAGAGTCGTTGATTGAGTTGCTATAGTTGCGGGAGTTGCTTGAGTAGTAGTTGCTAGAGTTGATTGAGTTGCTTGAGTCGTTGTATTAGTTCCTAGAGTCGTTGCTATAGTTGCTGTAGTCGTTGCTAGAGTTGATTGAGTTGCTTGAGTCGTTGTATTAGTTCCTAGAGTCGTTGATTGAGTTGCTGTAGTTGCTAGAGTCGTTGCTAGAGTTGATTGAGTTGCTTGAGTCGTTGTATTAGTTCCTAGAGTCGTTGCTATAGTTGCTGTAGTTGCTAGAGTCGTTGCTAGAGTTGATTGAGTTGCTTGAGTCGTTGTAGTTGCTAGAGTCGTTGCTAGAGTTGATTGAGTCGTTGTAGTTGCTTGAGTTGCTTGAGTAGTAGTTGCTAGAGTCGTTGATTGAGTCGTTGATTGAGTTGCTTGAGTCGTTGTAGTTGCTTGAGTCGTTGCTAGAGTTGATTGAGTTGCTTGAGTCGTTGTATTAGTTCCTAGAGTCGTTGCTATAGTTGCTGTAGTCGTTGCTAGAGTTGATTGAGTTGCTTGAGTCGTTGTAGTTGCTAGAGTCGTTGCTAGAGTTGATTGAGTTGCTTGAGTCGTTGTAGTTGCTAGAGTCGTTGCTAGAGTTGATTGAGTCGTTGTAGTTGCTTGAGTTGCTAGAGTCGTTGATTGAGTTGCTTGAGTCGTTGTAGTTGCTTGAGTTGCTAGAGTCGTAGTTGCTAGAGTTGCTAGAGTCGTTGATTGAGTTGCTGTAGTCGTTGCTAGAGTCTGAGTAGTCGTTGCTATAGTTACGGGAGTTGCTTGAGTAGTAAAAGTAGGGATTTGCTGAGCAGTTGGAACTGTAGCGAATCCCCCTCCCCTATTATCCAATTGATTTAAAGCGAAAGCAGCGCCGCCGCCTGCATAAAAGCTTTCTAGAGTTTGAAATCCTGAAGTTTCTTCTATGTATTGTTCAAAATTTAAAGTTTTCATTTCGCTTGTATTTGTAAAGCGAAAAACATTACCTGGAATGTAAGACTCTACTTTAAAGCGTACAGTACGTCTAACTACACGGT